TCATCCCGTGTGTATTACGCTTTCCCAGAAAGACCGGGTATCTCGTCTGGCGCCCTCATTACTGTTGCTTACAGTGAAATTCTTAATGCAAGAGTGCCGACTTACATTGCTCTTGCCACAAGTTGTTCTTTTGGTTTGAACAACGGAAAGTTCAGCATTAACATTAACAACAGTAGAAGCTGGGACGGCGTCTACAATGAAAAAATGGATCTTAAGAAATGGAAAGAGAACAAGACCTGTCTTGTTTCCATTCTTGACAAAGTGAAAGACGAAACCCAAAACGTTCAGAAGAAACTCAAGCAGTTCTCTCTAAAATTTGACCAAATGTTGGCAGATGTCAACGCATAACCCAAGAGGATATTATGAATAAACTTACACAAGATTGCATCAATTGGGTCCGCGATTACTTCAAGGATCACAACCAAACAAAGGCTATCGTTGGTATCAGCGGTGGTAAGGATTCGTCGGTAGTTGCCGCTGTCTGCGTTGCTGCCCTCGGAAAGGAAAATGTTTTTGGCTTGCTTATGCCGAACGGTATTCAGGCTGACATCGCGGATTCGTACCGTGTTGTTGACCACCTTGGCATTCAGCATGACCTCGTTGACATTGAAGTGCCGTTCAAGGAAATCGGTGCAGCAATTCCTGGGTTCTTTGACTCGGATGCAGCTCGCACAAATCTCCCTGCTCGCTTGCGTATGTGCTGCTTGTATGCTTACGGACAAGCACACGGCATGATGGTTGCCAACACTTGTAATGCTTCGGAAGACGCCGTCGGATATGCTACCCTTTACGGTGACAGCGCCGGCAGCTTTGCGCCTGTCTCGAAGTTGACCACAGAAGAAATTATTGAAATGGGCAAGGACTTAGGTCTTCCACATGACCTTGTTGAAAAGACTCCGATTGACGGACTTCAGCCTCTCAGCGATGAACAGAAACTTGGCTTCACATATCACGAAGTCAATGAGCTCATTCGTAAGGGCGTCCGCGGCGAGAACTTTGACAAGATTCAGGCGATGTATCTCGCTAACAAGTTCAAGACTGACATCATTCAGATCCCTGCTTTTGACCCAGGTCTGCCTAATACACTAACCGGCGAGCATGCCTTCAGCGATGATGAAGACATTGCCTGCACAGACTAATAGGTAATGACATGAATACAAAGTTCAGGCAACTAACAGACGCAGTAAACGATCTTCGCTTGGGAGACATCGGATATGGCGACGAAAAGACATGGGACGAATCCCCATGTGGTCGCTACTTAAAGATGCAACTTCAGTTAGACATTGATGAAGGGAACTACCAAGAATACTCTATCATACGTCTTGACGATGTGATAGACGGTGCGGAGTTCAACTTTGAGATAACTGAAGGTCGTGAACTCACACAAGAGGAACGCGATGTATGGTATGACTGGGCTTTGTCTTGTCCTGTCAAAGCCTTCAAGCTGGAAAGAGAATAGAAACCTCACGGATTTTATTTTGTTTTCAACTATTGCCAGTTCGGCAAAAAGTTATTAAATTTTAATCATAATCAAACAACACAACAGCCAAATAACCGAATAAGGAAAAACTATGGCCTCTTCTGACAACAAATATACTTTTGACGGCGATGAACTTGGTATCGTCCCGTTGTCCACTCAAATTTCTGAACAGGTGCCGGCAGGTACTTACACCTTCTCATTCAACCAGATGACTGGCTTGCATGTGAACAAGTGTGAAGATGTTCCTGCTGTGCCACACAAGGTCTACGGCGACCAGACAAAGCGTGTAGAGAAGGTCTACCGCGCATTTGACCGCCGCACCCGCAACACAGGCGTCCTTCTTTCCGGTGAACCCGGTATGGGTAAGTCGCTGTTCATCCGTATGATGGCGGCGGAAGCTAAGAAGCGCGGACTTCCGGTCTTTGTGGTTTCGCAGAATTGCCCAGGCCTCATCGCTTGGCTGAAGCGTTGTCATACTGACTGTTTGGTCATTATGGATGAATTTGAAAAGATCTTCGCTTGCGGAAACGACAATGATGGCGAAGGTCCAGCCCAGGAGCAGTTCCTTTCCTTGCTTGACGGTATGTGTGATAGCAAGAAACTGTTCGTGGCTGCTATTAACGATACATGGAAGTTGAACAAGTTCATGCTGAACCGCCCAGGTCGCTTCTTGTATCACTATCGCTTCGGTTGCTTGAACCAGCACGACATCGTCGCCTACTTGGAAGACGAACTTGCTGACAAGACCAAGCTTGACTACTTGTCTTCAATTCTTTTGGGACATCAGGTCAACTACGACTCTCTGGCATGCATTGTGTCGGAAGTCAATGCTGGTGAAGATGTTGATGAAACTATGCAGGACCTCAACCTTGACGGTCACGAACAGAAGTCGTATGACGCTTCCGTCACCATTGACGGCTTGCTTTACACAGGCAAGTTTGACATCGGCTTTGGCGCTGCAATTCAGTGCGTCACTCTCCAGTGGCGCCCGGGATTCGGCGAAGCAGTTGGCGACAACTATGCTCGCTCTGTGGAAGTTCGCTTCAAGACCGAGGACATTCTCAGGGCATCTACTGACAAGTACTGCTCTTCTATGAAGGTCCTCAAGGATAAGTTGGAACTTTCTCGCCACGGTAAGCCGAAGCAGGTTCGCCTGCACATGAGCTCTGACTCTGATAAGTTCGCTCCAGTTAACATCTGGTCGGACCTCAAGTTGTCGGAACACTATGAATACTCTGGCAGCGGCTACTACGCCAAGGGCAAGGGTGTCGCTGCTGAAACCGACTACTGCGACCTCTAATATCTGAGGATTTTCAAAGGGAAGGAAAAATATATAAAAAACAACGAAAAGATGGATACTGCAAACAACCACTTCTTAATGACACATGGGTACATACCATCGCCGCAAGGCCGCTCGACCGTATATTGCGTGAAATACGGCAAGCCGTTTGCCGGGTAGATACGGCTTCCATCTTGTGTTGCTTTTTGATTTTACATATTCTCTAAAGATTCATACAGCAAGGTATGATCTTTCGCACAAAGGAAAAAACGAATCTTGTAAGGAGAAACATTATGATTAACTTCTATGATGAAGTGAAGAAGGTGCTCGACGATCGTCGTGCAATGACAGAAAACGGTGCCGTTGGTTATGCAACCACAGGAAAGGCACTTTTGGACATGAATTTCAAGGTCCCATCTTACCGCAACGCATCGGAAGATGAAATTGTTTCAGATTTTATTAAGGCTTACGCCGAAGATCCTACATTAGCCATCAAGTGGATGTTCTATGTAGGCGACATCCGTCAGGGATTGGGTGAACGCCGTTTGTTCCGTATCTTGATGAAGCATGTGATGGCTCAGAACCCTGGGTTCATCCGTTTCGTCGGCGAATATAACCGCTTTGACTCACTCTTTGAACTCTTCGGAACAGAAGCTGAAGAAGAAATGGTCAACTTTGTGTTGAAGCAGTTGACTAAGGACATGATTGCGACACACGAAAACAAGCCATGTTCTTTGTTGGCTAAGTGGATGCCAAGTATCAACACATCTTCAAAGAAGACCCGTGAATTGGCAAAGAAGTTCATCAAGGAAATGAACATCTCAGACGGCGAATACCGTAAGATGTTGTCCAAGCTCCGTGCTAACATCGATGTCACAGAACGCAAGTTGTGTGCCGGTGAATGGGACAAGGTGAACTACAACACAGTGCCTTCTAAGGCTAACCTCAAGTATAACAATGCCTTCTTGGCACACGATGAAGCACGCCGTCGTGAATTCTTGGGTAAGTTGGCAAAGGGCGACAAGGATGTAAAGATTAACGCAGGTGCGGTCTTCCCTCACGACATCGTGGTCAAGTACCGTGAACCTGGTTGGTCTAGCCACTTGAAGGACTTTGACGGAACACTTGAAGCAATGTGGAAGGCTTTGCCTAACACACTTGGTGATAAGCCAATGATTGTGGTCCGTGACGGTTCTGGCTCCATGACTGTGACAGTGCAGCGTGGTGGACAAGTTCAGGCTTTGGATGTGGCTACTGCCCTCGCTATCTACTGTGCAGAAAGACTGCCAGCAGGTTTCAAGGACAAGTTCATCACATTCTCTGAACAGCCAAAGTTGGTTAACCTTGCCAATGTGAACAGCCTGCGTGATAAGCTCCGTGTGGCATACAACGAAGCAGAATGTGCCAACACAAACATTGAAGCGGTGTTTGATTTGATTCTTAAGACTGCAGTGCAGGGCGGCTTGAAGCAGAATGATATTCCGGACATCCTGATTATCTCCGACATGGAATTTGACGGATGTGCTTGTGATAACTCACATGCTCGCGGCTCTTGGGGTCGTGGCCTCAGCCCAACTTTGTTCCAAGTAATTGGACAGAAGTATGCAGCTCATGGCTACAAGTTGCCTAAGATGATCTTCTGGAATGTGAACTCCAGAACAAACACAATTCCTGTAAAGGAAAATGACAAGGGCGTTGTCCTGATGTCAGGTTTCTCTCAGAATACTGTGAAGATGGCGATGAGCAACAAGCTTGACCCATATCAGGCTCTGAAGGAAACACTCAACGTCAACCGTTATGCCTTCGTTGAAGACGTAATGATGGCGGGTGAATAAATAAACAAACCGGGAGGGATGCTTCCCCTCCCGATTTACTTTTTTACCGAATGGGAAAGAGGTTTCGTGATGAAGCGTTTGTGTTACGTTTGAACACAAAGGATGTAAAAATGCAAAGACATGATGAAGATGAACAGCTATCATTTAGCGACATTGTAGACGATTTTCAGAAGGGCGCTGAATTGCTTTTCGGCAAGAACCGCAAGGAACTTGCTAAGACAGCACAGGCAGCAGTTGAACTCTGCCAGTCCGCTTTGGACGCAGACGCCAATATCCCGTTGAATGTGTTCTTGAATGCTGATGGCTCTAAGACTTGGGAACTCGCTATCCCGGGTAAGACAAAGGAAAATGTGACTATCTCGCAGGGTACGAAAAACGGCCAGCGTGTTATCACAGTGGAAGTCAAGGCAACTGAATTGACAGATGAACAGAAGAAGGAACTTGAAGGACGCACACTGATCCTTCAGAAGATTAAGGGTATGAACGGAATCAAGTTCTCCGCCTTCGTTCCGGCCATCTTTGATTTGGACAACCTGAAGGCTAAGGTTGAAAACGGTCTTTTGACTGTCACCGTGCCGAAGGTGCCTGAAGAACAGCCTCGCACATTCACGGTTGAATAACTTGTTGTTGAAGAGGAAGAGGAGGGACGCGGTTAACCACACCGCGTCCTTTTTTACTTTGCGGGAGGTTTCATGGGTGAGATGATAAACAATGTGCTGCTTGATGATAGATACCTAGCCGAAGTTCAGGATTTAGGTTATATGTACATGCATGACATTGTTCCTTTATATGAATTGGTTAAGAAAGACTTCGTGATGACAAGCCATAACATGGCAGTTACCGCTACTCGGTATATGATTACGGAGATCATTGTCTTTTGTGATCCTGTTGCTCCAGAGACCGGCTACATAATGATTGAAGATACCTTTTGTAAAGGTACTATCATAAGATTTAGAGCGGGTAACCGCAAATCATTTTTAGAAGCAGTTGATGCACTGAAAACAATACGAGAACGAAACCGTGTAGAATACAAGAAGATGGTTGCTAAGCAACGCATTCTTGACGAACAGAGGATTGGTAAAGCTGAGCTAGGATTGTAAATAAATCACTATGGCAGACGAGAAGAAAAAATTCAAAAAGTGGTATGATGATGCGGTCATGAACATGGCTGCACAGATGGCTCAGTACTGCAAGAAGAGTACTGACAACATGCTCAAGCGTCAAGCCGAGGAAAGAGAATCAGAATGGGAAGCTGCTGAACGAGACCGCCGAATAATGGATAAGACAAAGCAGTTCTTTGATGAGAAGTGCTTCCCAGGTCTACAGAATGAAGGCTATAAGCTTGCCGTTGAACCAGCATCCGCAATTCAGCATGTACCGCCTAACATCCGTATCATCTGTAATTTTGGTGCTAAGACATGGAAAGATGGACGAGCACGCATTGACGAAAACAACGGTGAGTTTATCATTCAAGAATATGTAAATATGCCGTATGCCTTTACGGCACGAGGCGTTGTAGGTCAATCTTGGAATACGGTTAAGACGATTAAGTTCGTCAAGCCAACGGCATCGGGTTCATGGGATGATTTCAACAAAGCCATGAATGAATGCAATGAGTTTACAAAACAACGAATTAAGGAAGCTAAGATTGCTGCCTTGAAGGCTGAAAGAGAAAAGGGTTTATCAGATGAAGTATGATGTGATTGTTTCTTTGACAACATGGAAGGGCAGGATAAATGATCCTCGCTTACCTAAGGTTATTTTCAGACTGTTGCAGCAAGAAACCAAATTCAAGTATAAGGTCGTTCTTGTTCTTAGCCGCGAGGAGTTCGGCGACAATTATGAAGTGCCTGAACGAATTGCTTTGATGACTGAAGATGAACGCTTTGAAATTCTTTGGACTGACAAGAATACAAAAGCATTGAAGAAACTTGACCCGACGATGGAGAAATATCCTGACACACCGATCATAACAACAGACGATGACATATTGTTGAAGAAGCACGCTGTAGATATGATGATACAGGCCCACCAAATGCATCCTGAGGCCATCTTGGGGACTGTTTGTGGCGCATTTTATCCACCTATCTGCAGGGTTGGAAATCTTCGTTTATTTCCTCCTCACTCCCTTGCGGATTTACCAACTGAATACTTCTCAACCTATTTTCAGAACTTACATGATGATGAATGGAATGGTATCCGCGCGATGGTCAAAGGCACTAAGATGCTGAAGGTTGCCGATAAGCTCATTGAAAACATTTCATATTACGGACAAGACAATTCTTTCCGCAAAGAATACAACAAGTTCAGGTTCAAACCTGCATACGATAAGTTTAAGAAAGAACATCCAGAATATAACCTAAAGTAGGAACTTATGGATATTGAACAAGCACTTGAACAGCAAGCACTTGCTGCTGATATGGCATTTGTGCATACGGATCCCTTGTTAGGCTCAATACAGCGTGAGATTGATGCTGAGATCATTCAGCGATGTAAAGTCATCTGTGCAGCAAAATCACGAAACCCTGCTGACTATGCATTTGATACACCAGAAGAAGCAATTCGTGCATGCGGTTGGGATCCTAATGAAGAAGGCGTTGAGTTTCAGATCTTGGGTGACAATGACCCTAATGCAAAGAACCCCGGTGGTGCGACATTGACATATCATGGCAAGATGGTCATGTCTTTGCTGCAGGAACCGGAATACAATTATAAGTGGTTCTTCAACAGTATGACTATGTTTCACCTTACGATTGAAACCAGACCTATTTTTGATGTCCGTATTCCTGTCATGTCTTTAGGCTCGTATGACTTGCTACCATGGGGAAGCACTGAGAACATACTCGGGCAGACCACGCCTGAACGGTATAAAGAATATCAAGAGATAATGAAAAAGGCTAAGCAGGACACCAAGGATACGATTGACCTTCATGAAAGCTGGCTAGTTGAACATAAAGCAAACACAGAACGGTACCTCCGCGCTCAGGAAAAACTTTCTAAGAAGACGAACCTCAAATACGAACAAATGAAAGGACTAGAAAAATGATCATAACACAAAAACAGACCGTATGGCTTCTTAAGCACAACACAAACAAGTACATCAAGGTCACCTGTAATCCGAGCTCAATTACTGACTGCGTGACCGATGACCCGTTGGACGCGATGCGTTTTCACTCAAAGGAACAAGCAGTCTTGATGATTGAAATGGCTAAGGTGAACACGAAGACGGCACGCTGGCCTGCTGAACGCGCTAACATGTTCTCTATGGCTGAAAGCACACCTGTGCGTATGACGATCACAACGGAAGCTGTGATTGATGATGAACTTGAAACCGAATATGATGAGGACTACCTATGACAAATAAACAAGTACTTAAAGAAGCAGCACCGTGGTGTGTTGTTGGCGCAGCAATTCCTGCTGGCTTTCTAACCGTGTTCTTTCTCGTCTTAATGGCGCTTTAGGAGGCATCATGACCGACCAGCAAGACGCAGCAGTATTGCTTCAGGCATTGGCAGCAGTCGCCTTCCGAAAGAAGATGCCAGAGATTGACCCGAATGACATTAAGGTCACCGAAGACAAGATCTTGTTCAACGCTTGTAAGACACTTGAACATCTTGAAATTGGCATTGACGAATTCAAGAAGCGACTGAATGACGCATTCTGTATCTATTCATTCAAACCGGAGACAAAGAAAGATGACGGAAAAAGAATTCAGACAACTGTGTGAATGGTATCTCCCAGGATGCACATTTAAAGACAATGGCACATGCGGTCTTTGTTGCTATCACGGCGGCGAAGAAATCACCGACATTCAAGTAGCGCTTTTGCCTAGAGGTGAATATGCAGTTTATGACCAGTGGCGTGACTGCACAATTACCGCTGACAAAGATTACATGATTGACTTTCTGAGGAGAAGAAATGCAAGATAGAAATGACATCAAGCTCGCACTGAATGAAGAAAGCATGGAACGCATTCGTAAGTGCTTCGGCGCAGCTGTTCCATTTGAACACGATAAAAAGAAGGAAGACGATGAGTTATTCACAGACGCTAGAGGTGAGTTCGAGTAAGGCCGAAGAATTCTTGGTGCATTGGAAGCGACTTGCTGACGGCACTTGGATTGTCGTTGACTGCAAGCCAAAGTCACAGCTGTCGCATGAACAGCAAAGGTTTTATCGGAAAACGCAAAAGGAATTTTACGCTGACCAAGAAATGAAACTTCAGGACGGTAAGATCTTGGGTTATCCTTGTGCACCTTACAGAGATTTGCCTTGTGATCCTATTTGCGGTGCACCTCATCTATTAAAGGACAAGAAACGATGAACGGAATAGAAGCAGCAAAACTCTATTTAGACGGAGAACCGAAAATGTTACCAAAAGAATGTTCGTTGGAATATAAGGCAAGGGAAGCATACATCAAGCAAGTTCTACAGGACTGTTGTGTTCTGAATAACTTGATGGAACGCTTAAAATGCGAAAAGGAAATTCACTTACTTGACTGTGAACTTGAAGTCGTGATGCGTTTCAGTCCACTTTTCAATGACTTACATATTGATGTTGAAGACGGCTTCTTGAGGAGAGCATAATGACAACTTATGTAGTTTCAGAAATTGAGTATTGGGCCATGGCACCGCGCATCAAAATTCATTATGCCGGCGAAGACCGTGATGAAGCTCTTAAAATCTTTGAAAAGCATTTTAGACGAAATACATGGAATACAGACGAAAAGAAGTTCTTTATGCTCCCGCCTGAAGTCACTAAAGACCTTGGCAAGGATCCATTGTTTGAACAAGTAGTGACTTGGTGTGTTCGTAAAGTCGAAGAAACAGGTAAGCTTGAGATTGACGATGAATGGGACGATGGCGAAGGCGACTATCCGCTTTACTTACAGTTCACGGTGAGGAGAGAATAATGTCACTAGCAAATTGGCAAAAGATGAACAGTTTCTTTGCGAGCAATTAGGCTATGAAAAATCTGGCAATGCGAACAGAACCGCATTCGCTGGGTAAAGCACTTGGCAAGATCCGAAAGAAATACGCTGAGGTGCGAGCATTGCATAAATGCCAACAGCAACTGAATGCGGACGCCGCTGCCATATCCAAATGGTTTGCGAACATGACAGCGGCTGAAATTGAACGCGTCTACGAATTGGATTAGATTGGAGCTGCCTTAACCGGCAGCTCTTTTTATGTCTTATAGCGGTTCGCAGATTTTCTTTAATCGCGGAATGATTGTATCTGAATAACAGTGCCTACGGTTCATGCTTGACGAAATACCGTCGCGTGTTTCTTTTGCGATTTGATAGTACCTAAATGGACAGTTATCATTCTGAAGAACCTTTATGCCAAATTTGGCTGCAAGGACACCATACAAAGCATCATCGTGATTTGTGTTTAAGACTTCATCAAGCTCTATTGCTTTTAGACCTGCATCTTTAAATGCGTTCGGCGGATAGATTGTTCCCCAACCGCCGGCACCCCAAGAAATGTTATATCCGTGATGCACTTCATTAACGAAAATACAGTCTTGGTTTCTTAACCAGCGGGTATATAAAATTTCAGCGAAATTGCGAATGTAGACTATACCGTCATCTGCGCTGATGATTGGTACATTTGGATATTTTGCCATTGTAGGAATGATCTTTTTGAAGACCTTGTAATTTCGTTTTGTCCAGATTACCTCAATGACATCATATTTAATTTGTTCACGAAGTTTATCAGGAAGATCCGCTTCTTTATTTGGGAACTCATTTTCTGAAAGAACAAGGACAATATGAAAGCCAGGATTGTGCTTGATGATACTGAAGATTGTCGCATACACGGAGTTTATTCTAGCTTTCCAAGATGTAAGAGAAATGATTGCTTTTTCGCCGTTATACTGTTTCATGTGGTATTTATAAATACAACATGAGTAAGATTAATAGTGAACCTATAGATATTGTTGTGCCGTGGGTAAATCCTAATGATGAACAATGGTTTAGAATACTTAGCCATTTTAGAAAAACAACATCCGGTGAAAAAGATGATATTCGTTTTAGGGATTTAGATGTTTTTAGATATTGGTTTAGGGGTATAGATAATTATATGCCTTGGGTTAGGTATGTATTTTTGATTTTAGCATCGCCATCACAAATACCTGCCTGGTTGAATACTGAACATTCAAAATTAAAAATTATATACCATAAAGATTTTATTCCTGCATCGGAATTACCGACTTTTAATAGCTCTGTAATAAATTGTTATGTTCCTTACATTGAAGAATTAAGTGATAATTATATTCTTTTTAATGATGACATGTTTATTATGAAGCCACAGTTGGAAGAAAATTGGTTTAAGAATGATTTGCCTGTTTATTTTTTAATGCATGAACGGTATCAACGAAATGGAAAGTGGTCTGAAAACATTGTAAACTCAAAGACGCTTGCGTCAGCATATACAGGAATTACATGTGACTCAAATCCAGAACATGGACCTATAGCTAATAAGAAAATGATGAATATGTTTTTCTTTGAACGTTATAAAGCAAACTTTCAAAATGCATTGGGCAATTCTAGGTTTAGAACTGCAAAAAACGTCACGGATTGGATTTATTTTTTCTTTTGTGTTCCGTTAAATAAATTTTATGAAAATAAGACTTCCAGGGTTTTATATTGGTCAAATGAAAAAGAACCAAAACAAATAAAAGATGTAGTGTGTTTTAATGATTCTTCACTTATTAAGAATTTTGATGCATTTAAAGTAATGGTTAGAAATTTTCTAAATAATAGATTTCCAAATAAATGTAGGTTTGAAAAATGAAAATTGTAGTAACGATGACATCCTATCCAAAAAGAATAAAAGAAGTCGGAAAGTTCATATATCGTTTTTTTAAGACACAGACTGAACGTCCTGATTATTTTTATTTATGGTTATCCTCTGTAAATTTTCCAAATAAAGAGAAAGATTTGCCACAAGATTTATTATATGTTTGCGATGCATTCGGCGTAATTATATCATGGGTTGATTATGATGATGGCTGCACTAAACGATGGAATGTATATCCTAAACATTATGAAGACTGTGTGGTTGCTGTTGATGAAGATAATGAATATGATTATCATTTAATTGAAACTATGCGTAAATTTAATTATAGTCCAAAAACGATTTATGCAGTTTGGGAAAGTTTAACAAATTATTTAGTACTAAATGAAGGCATAGATTTTAGATATATACATTATAAGAAATTAAAACTTGCCGATCATTCGTTAAGAATGAAAATATCTGGTAATAGTGTTATACCACCAAGAACATTTCCGCTTGAAGCATTAAATCCTGAATACTTACCATTACGATTAAAGTATTGTAAGAAATGCGATGAAAGCTGGCTTCAGCCATTTTATAGATGTGCAGGAATAGAGTCTTCTGTGCTTCATTTGAAAAAATATGCATGTGATGATAAAATGAATGCAACTGGAATAAATGCACAAGGACGGCGCATCAATGGTGTTTGGTGGAAGAATTTACAGATGTATTTGGTTTTAAGATTATTTCCTAAAATGATGGAACGATGGAAAGAATTATTTCCATCATACAATGATGATAAATTTAAAGATATGTCAATAGATGAATTAGCAAAGTTGCTGGGATAAAAATATGGATTTTCGTAATTATCAAGATTTTAATTATATGAATGCATTGTGTTTTCATTCTATGAATAGAATACCCAATGACATTGATTTAATTGTGTGTATTCCGCGTAGCGGTTTAATTTTTGGCACTTTGATTGGTGAATATAAATCATTGCCAACTATATCTTTATTTGAGTTTTTATCTGGTGTTAATACATTCAAAATACGAGGTGCGTCTCGTTCGCCTTTATTTGAAAAACAGCCTAAACATATTTTATTGTTTGATGATGCAATGGGATTGGGTGAAAGCATGCAAACAGCTAAAACAAAAATTTTAGAAAAGTTTCCAGATCTAAAAATAACTACTTGTGTGATGTTTGTTGAGCCTTATTCAGTTAATAAAGTAGATATTGCATTTAAAGTTTTTAAAGATCAGCTGCTTCCGTGGAATATCATGAAGCGCGGCATAGGTTGCGGCTGTGTAGACATGGATGGTTTTTTATGTGTAGATCCAACGTCAAATGATACAAAAACCGAAGAAGCATATTTGAATTTCATAAAGAATGCAAAACAAAAATATGTTCCTGACCATAAAATCAAATACATAGTTTCAGGACGTTTGGAAAAATACAGAAAAGAGACAGAGGAATGGCTTAAATGCCATAACATACAATATGAAAACCTTATATTGTGTCCAGCAAAAAATAATGAAGAACGCCGTAAAATGACGCCTGAGAAATATAAAGCTGACTTTTATAAGAAATCTAAATGTTTAATTTTTATTGAAAGCAATTATGGTGAAGCAAAGGCTATTGCTAAAATGACAAATATGCCTGTTTACTGTACCGATGTATGTGAACTTTTATGAAGAACATAAAAAGACCGGTGCTTAGCCGGTCTTTTATTTTATTATAAGTGATTGTGTGCCCTGTGTTCTGCGATGTCGTGAATTCTTTTGCCGATTTCTTTGACCTTCTCAACCGGCACATCTTTATCCAGTTCTTCTGTATAGTTAGCACCTGAATTCATTCCCTTGATGAAAACGACGATCTTGCCTTTGTCATAATCATACTCGATATTAGCGAGTGTCTGATTATGGTTCATCAGCCTTACCCAATATGCAGAGCCAGGCATCTTGCTGAAAACGATTTCATCGCCGCTGACAAAGCCACAGCAATTTGAAAGATCTTCAATGAATTCATCTAAGCCGGTTGCTGACCATTCACATATCAGTCCGGCTTTGCCTAATTCTTTAAATGCTTCGTGTAATTCCATTACTTACTCCGTAAAGCATTGGCGAACTTATGTAATGAAACGCAAAAGTCGCCGTGCTTCAAATTTTTGCATTCCTTAACTTCTATCAGTTGTTCAATGTTTTGAACTTCTGGATAGTCTTTCTTAAGTACTGCAACTAGCTGTTCTTTAATTATTTCTTTGTAGTTCATGTTCTATTTATTCTTGTTTTTCTTCCATTCATTATATTCTTGAAAATCAAACAAATTCAGGTATGTAGGTTTTATACCAATAGAAGACAATTTCATATTTCTTTGCCGCGCCTTGTGCAACCAAAGTAAAGCTATTTTCACCATCCAAATTATTGTCTTTAAGTAATAGGTTTGCGTCAGATTCACGAGCATCATTTCCTTGCTTAAGCGTGATTACGGAACCTTGTTTTGCTGAAATGTTCTGTGCTGGAATTTCATTATTTAGAATTGTCACAGTTTCAGGAAATGTCATTTTAATCTGATAAAATACATCAGCTGAAAGATTATAGTCAATGTCAAATCTTACGCCATCAATCGTTGTATGTTTCTTACCAGCTTTTGCTGAGAAACACATATAGTGTGCATTGAAATCGGTCCAAATTTGTAATATGAAATCAGGTGCAGCAATGTGAAGCTCAGATTCTTGCATGATATCACGACTGATTTGAATACCGCCGCTTATTGAAAAATACTGTTCGTATTTTGACCCTTTGACTTTTATACCATTTCCAAAAGCATCACCGCCGATGTATAAATGGTCAAGCGCATCATTTGGATATTCCTGTAGAAGTAATACTTGCAATACTTCTGAGTTTTCATCATTAACCAAAAATATAGCGTGCTCATCAAATGAATATGCATTAGGAAATACACGAATTATGTCATTTGCTATAACAGCGGCCTGTTGTGCAGGTATTGTTTCTAAAGTGCTTAAACGAGATTGAATGTTTGTAAGTGAACTCTCAAGCGCAGATAGACGAGGTTCACATTCACATTCTTTAATGATTGTTGTGGTACTTCCTGTGTTAGATGATGAAGATGAGCTGCTTGAACTCTGACTAGGCATTGAGGTAGAAGGTGTGTATGAATATGTATATGTTGACCCTGATTTAGGTCTTGCATTTAGACGACGCATAATTTACCTCCCCTTTTTATTTACGGATTGAACTGATACCATGTTTCAAAGTAGTCAGGTTCATTTCTGGTGTATTGCATATACACGCCCAAGATTGACCTGCCCATCAGCTGAGAATGATGCAACATATACCAAATCACTTCCGCAACTTCATACGGGCTGATTGGACTGTCGCCGCCTTCTTCCAATACTTCAGCGATTTGCGGTTCAAATTCAGCGACATGCTTTTCTGCGTATGAACGGCCAGCGTCATCGCTGTCATAGCAGTTATCGTAAATCTGAGCGAGCTTCTTTGTTACGATTTCACGGTAGTTGTCGGTGCTTTCGTTGACTGATTCGCTCTGAATTGCCTTGACCTTTTTCATGTAAGCATGCAACTGAGTTAAGCTAAATGCTATCTGAACAAAGCCGCCGTTGTTATTTCTGATAATGCGCCAAGGATAGCTGTTTCCTCTCCAATAGAAAGCACCGTGTCTACGGAACTGGACTTCCCATGTAGCATTTTCCATCACAATTTCAAATTGCTGTGTGACGCCCTTGTCATCAGGGTCTACTTCATAGTAGTTTTTTACAGGTCTAACTTTCTCAATCTCTTCAACGATTTCTTCAACGATTGCTTCGTTGCTATTTGCAGCAATTCGTGCAAGAGCATCTTCAGTTGTTTCCTCAGCAATAAGACCTGCTTTATTCAAAATCTGTTGTGCCTCAGAAAGCTCCATGTAAACCTCCAGAATAATTTTTAGTTGACCTGCCGTCAACCTATGAAAAATTTTTTATATTTTATTTATTCAAGGAGTAGACTTATGCACTATAACATTGTCAAAATTGGAAAGGACGAAGGCCCTAGAGAAGTGCTTTGGACAGGAACCAACGAGGAAGATGCCTATCATGAGTTCGCCCGCATACTGATGAAAGAGTATGGTAAAGATTATTGCTTTGACATTAAGCACATTGAAGATGTCTCATTGCTTTATGATATGTTCATTATTGACAAGGATCATCACGGCGTCATTGAAATGAAAGACTATTTTCGTGTAGTTCGTCGTTCTTGCCGTAAATTCGCAAAATGGCACGGAGATCCTAAGCATATCTTCTATGTTCATTGGTATAAAGACTTTGACGAGAACCGTCACTGGCATGAGTCGCTTTCAATTCAGACAGAGGACGATGATGCGGAATAGATTCGTATTGAAATGCAATGATTGGGAAGATCATAACAACCCAGTTTACGTCAAACATGTTGATTGGGAAAAAGACTGTTTATTTGGCTATGACGTAACTGAGGACATAACAAAAGCACAAAGATTTTCACAGAAAATGGCTTATAGGATGTCCGATGAAATTTACGATTCTTACTGTGATGATTTTGAGGTTATAAATACTTCGTATGAAGCAGATTAACCGTTTTTGGAATGTTGCGGTACCGGGTATCGCCATTCCTACATGTATCGGTTCCGTCTATTGCTGGTCTCAGTTCTCAGCTGCACTTGCTGCAACATTCGGAATCTCTATTTTCGCAACCAACATCGGTTTCACCTTAATCATTTTCTTCCTTGGTGTCTTTGCGGCACTGTTTGGAAGGACGATTGAGGTCAACCCTAAGATTGGTGCCATTCTTTCAACCATCATTTTTGTTTCAGGCTTCTTGCTGTTGGGCCTTTCGGTCTATACAGGCTGCCTTCCGCTCTTTTACGCAGCGACTGCGACGATTGGCGCGGGCACAGGAATAGGATATGTCACACCGATTAAGACCTTGATGGCGTATTTTGCAGATCATAAGGGTCTCGCAAGCGGTTTGGCTATCACAGGGTTCGGGCTGGCTAAGTTTATTGCCTCTCCGGCTATCGCTTTTTTGATTGCTGCTGTTCCTTTACATCAGGTTTTCATAATTCTTGGGCTCGTTTATGCAGTCATCATGACCATTTCAACGGTCTTGCTAAAGAAATATGATTTTGGACCTGAAATCCAGCACCCATTCAAGTATGGCGACATATTGAAGAGCAAAGAATGGTGGGCAATTTGGTTTATGTTCATGGTGAACATATCTTGTGGCCTATCTATCATCGCTCAGGAAGCAGCATTGCTTGGAATTATGGGCATTCCGTTCATCGCAGGCATTCTAGCGATGACAGCACTTGCCAATTCAGGTGGTCGCCTTGGTTTTTCAACATTGTCAGATAAGATTGGCAGAAAGGCATCATACCATTTCGTTTGTTCATTTGGAATGCTCGGTGCTTTATTCTGTATCACGGGCAACCCTATCATGGCAGTAATCGGTATCTTCCTTTGTGAAGCAGCATACGGCGGAAATTTCTCTTGTTTGCCATCCTTGCTCGCAAAACGCTTTGGAATTTACAATTCTAGCAAGGTTCATGCTATGACATTGACTGGCTGGAGCATTGGAGGCATCTTCGGACCGCTTCTAGCTGCGACATTTGTCGGCACCAACCTTTATATTGTGCTTGCTATCCTTTATTTCATTGCATTTACGGTAATGGAAATTTTCGTTCGGAAATAAATACTGTATAAGGAGATTAAAATGAAGATGACGCTAGATGAAGCTCTTGAAACATTGAAAAAGGCAGGCATGATTGCCGAAGGTTCAATGAGCCTTGAAGATAAGATTGCCAATGCAAAGAAATTCAATAAGCCATCAAAAGCCGATGTTCTCGAAATGGTTAAGGATCTTAACAACGGTCAGTGCGGAAGTTGGAAATTCAGACTCGACGGCAGCGCATCTGACTATTTCTCAATCATTGGCGAAAATGATGACTGGTATGATGATGAAGAACGCATTGACCAGATTGAATGGGTATGGTATCTTGAAGATTGCCAGATTGACATTTACTATGGCAAGCAAAAGTATGGTGATGCTCTTGACAACGATACGGCAGAAGCCTTTACCGTGCAAGAACTAATGGATGTTATTAGAGACGATAAATACGTATAATGCTTTTAGAACACGCAATGAAAGTTTTAGCTAAGAACGGCCTTATCTCAGAGGCCGAATTTAGCGACTTTATGAGAGGCGAGAAGGGCGGAGAACCGTTCTATGACCTGCCGAATGACTATTCTTATACAGATGCTAAGAAATACTTCGCTGGAGCATTTGATAGCCGCATAACACCTGACGCAGATGAAGACTTGCTTGATAGAGTTTGGTTTACCAGAGTAAAGTCAGTAGACAAGGTAAGGTTTGAAAGAACATATAAGCAATTTGTTAAGTATCAGGATGGCGAGCCGCTCAAGCTCTACCGTGGCATTGTAATGTATGATGGAAAAGAACTTGACTTGGAAGACTCAGGGGTTTGCTGGACATTCAATCCGAAGAAAGCAAAAGAATGGGCAGAAGATGCATTTGAAAAGGCAGTGACTGTTTATCATAAAGACCCCGACCAAGCAGAAATGTATGTGCTGACTGCAATTACCGATATTGACAATGCAAGATTGCCTTATTCATTCTGGCTAGCTGGCAGATTTGAAAGATCGGAATACGAAGTCAGATTGAAACACAGCATTCCCAAAGAGAAAATTAAATATAAGAGAATACCGAAAGAAGAATAAAGAACATTCACGGAAAATTTTTAGGTTCAGCGTCAAAAAGCGCTGAACTTTTTTATATTTTGAAAGGTTGATAAATATCCAAACATTTCAACAGGAGATAATATGATAGAAAAAAGAAAGATGACCAAGTTCCAGCTTAAGACAGCCTTTGAATACTTCAATGACTTGTTCATGAAGCCCGGTAAGAAGCCTGCATTCTCTGCGTTCGTTTTTGAAAACCATGAACGCCTCGTTCCGCATTACATTGCTTTGCAGAATGCTTGCTACGATGAACGCCGCGATGCTCAGTTCATTGAATATAATCAGCGTCTTCAGCAGTTGAAGGCAAAGTATGCCGTTATGGTTGATGGCAAGCCTGTCCTTCAGGAATCTGGTGATGTTCAACTCGATGTTAAGCGTGCCGATGAATTCCGCGGCGAACTTGAAAAGCTGAACGAAGAATTTAAGGACTTGATGAACCGCCTACAGAACAAGCAGAAGACAAACGGCGAAATCTATAACCAGGTCATTGAAATTGAAGTGTCCACTCTCGGAATTACCTCCTTCATTGATGAATGCCCTCCGTTCATCGTTGGTCTCTTCCGCACAGGAGCTATCTAATGAAATACTTTATCACTGAGGGCGACTTTAACTGGGCTGATGAAATCAGCTTGGACGGTTTTGACCTTTGGACCGAAGAAGAACTGAATGAAGCCCGTAAAGATTTTGACAAGGGCGGAACTTTTTATGGCAAGAGCGTAAATGTTTACGTCGGTTCAAATGAAGATCAAGACATTGAAGCTGAAGATGTATTAGGCGAACTGCGCTACCCGCGTGAAATCACCGAAGCACAGTATAACGCTATTAAGGCCGTTTTCGGAACCTCTTACGGCAAGACATACTTCAATGAGTTCACAAACTATTTCTGTGACGAGGATGAAGATGACTGATTCCTTTTACGTCATTTATGACAAAGTCAATAAAGATTATTTTATTGACAAGAATACAAGCACAGAAGATCCAATGGAAGCAAAGGTATTCTACGATGTTGAGTCAGCCAAGAAAAAGATTGATAAGCTTTACAACGGCGATGACTGCGCAGTTTACCGTGTTGATGTTGAATATACTCTAACGGAGGAAACAGATGGCTAGGTATACGATTGAGTATTCAGACTGCGTAGAAGTTGAAGCAAGCTCTGAAGACGAAGCGATGTCAAAGGCTTGGGACAGGATGTTCTGCGACGGCCCTAAAGATTACCGTATGTGGTGCAGCTCTGTAGAAGGAGAAGATGAAGATGGCAACGACGAAGACGAAGACTAACGAAGAACAGGTTGAAGCAAAACCAACCGATCCTTCGCAGTGGGATGTGAAAGATACCAAAGAACAACGTAAACATAATATGTGGGGCTCGCTGTCACAGGCGCTAGCCGACGCATTTGAGGAACCAAACAATGTGTAATGAAAAAGAAGAAAGAGTAAAGCGCGAAATTGGCGCTCTCATGAACATGGCAGCACCGTCTGCAACATACCAGTTCAAAGTGGAATTTGAATTTCTAGAGGATTATGCCTGCTTGAACAAATTCTCCGAAGATCTCAGCCGTTGTGTTGCTGTGGTCAAGCCTCCGATGTACTCCTTCACAGATGGACGCTATTCCGAACTGCAGATTCAGTTCCAGGAAAAGGAAAACCGTTTCATCACGAAGTTCTTGAACTTGGTTATGGCCCAGCCGAAGTACCATCGCCCGCGTGTCAACGTTAAGATCATTGGACTTAACAATGATATGGAACATATCATGCATACAGATGTTTATACCGTGACATTCAATTCTGTTGACATGCCGGCATTCGTCTACAAGCGTGGTGAAGCACCTGAACAGTTCGTTCTTGTGAATGCACAGGTTGAAGGACACTATGGCGATGCACACAAGGTTGAATTTGTTGAAAAGAAACAGTACCAAACAGATGGAGCAATTCTCGATGGACAGTAATGAAAAAGGTTTCGTGACCGAAGTTCCGCTTACGGTAACGATCAGAACAACTACCAAGCCGTCTGCCGAGCAAATCAAGACGGTGTCAACCCTACTTAGCAAGCTGGCTCAGGAAATGGTGGTCAACACCGTTTATGAGATGGCCTTACAGGAAAAAGCAGCTAAAGAAGGAAACGCTTAATGGAAGATATCAAAGTAGAAGTTCTTCGCCACCCGACAGAAGAAGACTGGCAGTGGGTTAAGAAGCTTGCCCTCAACACGATGGGCAAGAACTACTTGATGGATAAAGAAATGTCTCTGGACTTGAAGAAGAAATATCTTCGTTCAGAGCATTCACCGATCCGCACTTTGACCTTTATCATCCAGATGGAAATTCCTTACTGCAACTCGGTACATTTTGTTAGACACAAACTAGGTGTTGAACATTTTGTTCAGACGCAGAGAAATGACCGTCAAAGCAATTATGACAGAAAGAAGGCACCACAAGACGCTCCGGTTTCGCATATCATGTATGTGAATGCTCAGGAACTCATGTTCATGGCTCGTAAGCGTCTATGCGGTAAGGCAGATCCAGATACTCAGAGAATCATGCGTGCTATCGTAAAAGAAGTACTCAAGACCAACCCTGAATTTGAAGATGTGCTTGTTCCGCAGTGCAAGTACTTACATGAATGCCCAGAATTCCAATCTTGTGGAAGATATCCTAAACATGATAACACTTGAAGACATTAAAAAATGGACGCCTGAGCCTGTTATGACAAAGAAGCAGGTTCAGGCTCTTCTTAACTCTCATCCTTTGATTTTGGAAACAGACTCAAAGCAGTACTATCACTTCAAAGATGCACCAGATCTTAAGGTATGTCGCCTGACAAATGACTATCTTTATTTCAGCACGAACTGGCAAGCAAGATCTTGGGAATACGGTCAGAGACAAGAGTGGTACATGGCTGAAACTGGTTATATGACACTGAATAAACATGATTGGCAAATCAGCACTATTAACATGATGATTGCCGGCTTGTGGAATCTTGCGCAGAATCATGACCAGATGGCGGTTCAAGCAACAAAAGAAATCAAGAAAGCACAGCTGAAAATTGAAGCAGCGAAGATAAAATAACATGCTCACATTGATATGTCTTACAAAGTCATATCGGATAGAGGATTTTGCAGCCTGGTTTGATTACCATTCATCACTGGGCTGCAATTTGTGTATATTAGATAATGACTCAACGGTAGATATTCATACATATGTTTCAGAACACATGCGTGAAGGAATTTACTACCGACACATTTCAGGTTTCGCCGACCAGTGGAACCTATTCCGAGATATTCTTAACAGTAGGACTGAAATTCAGTTCAAGGACGATGAACTTGTAATGTTCCTTGATGACGACGAATTCTTGTGGTTTGACGATAGCAAGTATTCGTCCTTAGAATGCGCATTAAGGGCTCAGTTCAGACAGTTGAGTTGTCTATTATTGCCTGAAATTTTATTGTCCACGCATCATTTAACGGAGGGTAGAAGCCAGATCCTACCCCTTGCCTCGTATTACCGAAGAAATGATCTGGCAACACAAGGTAAAGCGTGCATCTTGTGGGATCATTGGTCAAAGTATTCATATAACCTGAAAGATTTTGAAATCGGACATGTGCCTTGGATAAACAAAATCAGGATGTCAGATGTAGTTGGGTCAGATGTTTCAAAATCCACTTATGGGTTGTGTAAATATGATGCTCCTGTAAGACTGTATCATTATCACATCAAGTCTGCGGAGGATTGGAAAATCAAGATTGAGCGCGGAAGTGCAGCAACAGCGGCAGAACCCGGAAAAAATGGATCATATGATTCGGACATCTTAAAGAATAAGAAGTATGGAGGGTATGATATCCCGGATTTTACTATGAAGAGAAAGATGGAAACTTTGTTAGGAAAATCCTGACATAGGGGTTTACAGGACGGGCAAAAATTGTTATATTTTAACTGTAAACAACAAACAAAAAGGAAACAACATGCCGAATTTGAACATCACTGAACCCGACTATTACAAAATGGCAATGCAGGACTTGATGAAGCGTCAAGGACTTCAGTTTGAAGGTGTCCGAAATGACACTAGCCGTCCGTTTCCCATTGAAATGGACCGCAATGCTCCGGGCATGAGCCTTGTTGTGAAATTGAATGATCCTGCCGCGGGAATCCCGATAAGAAAGATTTCGGATTTTGGCTCTCGCCGCATGGTTGAGAAATTCAAATTTAACTCTGCCACAGGAAAGTGGGAGGAAGCATAATGACTGTTTGGTTTATCAAGAGCGCTAACGGAATTTGGCTGGAAAAGACATTCTTTTCCTACAATGACGCTGTGAAGAAAATCACCGCATTTGGGAAGGGCTCGGAAATTTACGAAGTGGACCTTGATACTCTTTCCAAGAAGCATCTTTGCTACACTTTCAGATAAGGAAAATTGAAAATGAAGACACTTTACATCGTAAGAGGACCTGCGGGTTCTGGAAAGTCAACCTACTGCCGCAATGTGCTGCTTCCCAAGATCTTTGAGGAAACAGGTGCGAAGATTGAAAACCGTGAAAATGATGCCTTCTTCACTGACGCTTGTGGAAACTACAATTGGGATCCCAAGAAGATGTGGCTCGCTATCAAGATCTGTCGCGGACAGGTTCAGCGTGACTTGGAGAAGTATGGCGTTGCCGTTGTTTCCAACACCTTCATTGACATGAGTTCTATGAAGGACTACTTCAAGCTCGCGGAAGACATGGGCGCTGAGGTCAAGGTAATCCGAATGGGTAACTGGTATGGTTCAATTCATGGTGTTCCTGAGGACAAGATTCAACAGATGAAGGACAACATGGTTGATGTGCCGGGCGAGGAAATTGTAAAGTAAGGTAACTTATGACAAAACAACAACATGCAAAGAAGCTTTATTGGGACTTGATTAGAAAGGCGATTGCCCGTGAAAATGGACCAGGAAAATTGACAAAGAAAGACTTCGTGGAATATCATCATGCTATTCCGAAGTACTTGTTGAAGGACAAAGGACCTGTCCCATATAATGAAGTCGCATTAAGACCTCGTGAGCATGTTCTTGCGCATAAGTTGCTTGTCCGTGCTGGGATTGAAACGGTTCCTACATTCAAGAACAGCAAGAATACTGTTTATCTGGCTGCTATTCGGACGATGAATAAGAAGGGCGGTTGGTCAACCATCTTCGGAAAGGAACAGAAGGCAGTTGATAACATTATGGGCATTCTTGGCTCAATGGGATTTGATAAAGAAAAAGGCAAAAAGATTGTTAAGAAATTATTAGAAGAAGGAATTTTACATGTTGATAAGAAACGACTCTAACACGCTGAAGGTTGCTGACGATAAGCGTCTTTGGTTTGTGTCAGACTTGCATCTGAACCACAAGAAGTTGTGTCATTCTTATCCAGATCATTTTGAACAGACTCGCAAGTATGCAACTGTTGAGGAAATGAACGAGGATCTTATCAAGAATTGGAACGAAACCGTCGGAAAGGACGATGTCGTGATTTTCTTGGGTGATTTTTCCTTGGGAACCCCTCATGCACAACTTGCTCAGTTGTTCTTAACCACAATGGATAAGTTGAACGGACAGATTTATTGTATCCTGGGAAACCACGATTATGAATTAAGAAGAAGACTTGAAAAGATAGGAGAAGACTCGGTCTTTGTTAAGTACTTGGTGATTGATTACAAGGGCAGACAGTACCTTGCACAACATCATGACTTTGATGAAGTCAGGGAAAACGCATTTGACGCATTTGCTCATCACTTGTTTACTTATGATAAGGAACTTGTGTTTGTTCACGGACATACACATTCTACTCGTCAGATTTCAACATTCAACGAAAACTCCTGCATTCAGAACTGTGTATGCGTGGATATAAGATATGCTCCTATTCCGGCAAATCTTCTTCTGGGAAACAGTATAGATATTGAAAACACAAACATATCTGTAGAAGTGTTGGACTCAACAACCGCACAGAGTGAATTAGAAGAAGATGTGCTGCATCATTGCTTTGAGGAAGGAGAAATAAATGGAGAAGTGGCTGGACAAGGTAATAAACAAGATAGCTGACGCTTTTGGCGCCGACCCGATAACCGTGGTGACGCGGATTTTTGAAGGAGGCGTAATTGCCGGCATCCTGCTTTTCTTCGTTTTGATTTTCAGACTTTTCATTTAAGAGGTTTATATGAGCCGTTCATACCGTAAAGTTTCTAAGACTCCCGTTTGCTGCGTTGGACAGCGCGGCATCAAGGAATGGAAGCGCTACTCCGCAAAGCAGCGCCGCACCCACGAAAAGCAGCAGATGCTTGGCATTCATGAAGATGAAGAAGGATGGGACGAAGAAACATGCTTTGAAATCAAGTACCAAAAGGAAAGAAACACCAATGACTGGACTGGCCCGCATGACGGCTGGAACACCATCGGTCCAAAGACCTGTGAACGCTGCATTGAGGAAAACCTCAAAGATTTTGAAGAAAACGGCCCGAACGGATTTTTCCATACCAAACACGATATTGAAAAGTACCGTTGGCACTGCTTTGACAAATAAGTATGCCGCAGAGTAATGAAGCTTTATTGGAATTAATGAACACTATATGGAAAGAACTTGAAAAACAACAAGACGCAAAGGAAAACCTCTGCGCCACAAAAACAACAGAAGAGGACAACTACGATGTATTTGCCTAAGTTAGAAGATTACATGGAGAAGTTAGAAGAAAACGAAATCTTCTCCTGCGAAGACGAACATTTCATTGGGTTCAAGTATAATGCACCCACCACATACTTCCACTACTGGAATGATGTGACGCTGAATGCTCGCGGTATTGTCTTTGACAAGCAGACTGGTGAAATCGTTGCTCGTCCTTTCTACAAGTTCTTCAACTACCAGGAACTTATCAACGGTGAAGGACAGAGAACCGACATCCTAGATAAGGTTGAAGCATGCGGTTGGCGTCTTGACGCAACACAGTCTTTCCGTGTCATGGACAAGTTGGACGGTTCCTTGGGAATCGTCTTCTATGACAAGTATGCAGATAAGTGGCGTGTAAAGACAGGTGGTTCCTTCTCCTCTGACCAAGCAGTCTGGGGACAGAAGTGGTTTGACGAAAATGTGAACCTTTCTGAACTTGTGAAGGGATTTACTTACTGCTTTGAAATTATCTACAACGAAGATGTTCACCCAATCTCTTACGAAAAGGAAGAAATGGTATTGCTTGGCATCTGTGAAAACCAGACAGGTGTTGAATTGACTTTATCAGCTCTTCAAGACGCAGGAAAGGCATTGGGCGTTCGTGTTGCAGACATCATCGAGTTCAAGAACTTTGATGAAGTTCTCCCTTATGCAACAAACCTTCCAAACACAAAGGAAGGCGTTGTGGTGACCTTCAAGAATGGGTTCAAGGTAAAGATTAAGGGCAAGGAATTTTTGGAACTTCAAAGAAAGTTCCATAACATGACCGAAGACTTTATCTGGCAGAACTTTGACATCCACACTGGCAAGGTCCCATTAGATATCATGGAAGCAATTCCTGAAGAAATGCCCGACTTAAAGCGCTATGCTGAAAACTTGGAAACAAGATACTTCGGCGGATGTGGAATGTCCTTCACACTGGCACATATCATGCGTGAAACCCACCAGGGCGACCGTCGCAAGATTTATGAAGAAGTGTCAAAGGGCATGGAAGCTATGCACATGAAGGGATTAACAGCAGCAGTAATGCGCTGTGTCACATTATTAGAACATGGAGAAACTCTTACTGACGAAACTTTGCCGGACTCCGTTCGCGAAATTGTCTACAAGACATTAAAGCCATAGGAGGCAAAATGAATCAGACAGATGAAATCTATAACCGCATAAAGTTGGCGTTCATCAACCTATCGGAAGATGGCGCTTACTTTACTGAAAACCCTGAAACGAAGACATTGTGTCTAAGTCTTAAAGACGGAATGGACACTTTGTCTATCTATCATATTTGGGGCAACAACCCAATTTCCATTTTATGTGGGGATGAAGTCAAGACGATAAGCAATAACCCGCCAGATATTGCGGCATGTCTTGCACCTTACATTGAAAGCTGGCGAAAGAACAAGACCATCTAATGAACTTCAGACAAGCACTTAGACGATTTAACAGGAAACATCGTCAAATCGTCAACTTGACCATTACCGCAATCTTTCTTGCGGTCACTTGCTGCATAATCATGCAGTATCAAACTCACTTATCCAATATGCAGCGTGTAGAGGCTGAAAAGGCCAACGCTGCATTACACGATGCTATCTTGGCAAGACAGGACTCACTTATTGCCGAAATTGAACATCTGAAAATTGGAATAAGCGATGCAACAAACAGAACATACAAGGTTACCCAAGCTGCCAATGAAATCAAAGAGATAAGGCAGATATCTGAGCCGGAAGCGATTAAACTTGCTTCTTTGCTTTATGATGAAAGTGAAAGGTCAGGCGTTGACTTTTCTTATGTTCTTGCTATCATTCATGCGGAAAGCCGCTTTAATCATAAGGTGACTTCAAATGTCGGGGCGCAAGGCATTATGCAGATCATGCCCATGACATTCATTTCAGTAGCTAAGATTTACGGATATGATTATCTGGAAACGGATATTACCGACCTCAAGAAGAATGTGAGAATTGGAACGCTGTTCCTCCACAGACTTAAGTCAAAGGTTGGCTCATACGACTTAGCATCCGCGGCCTATAACGGAGGCCCAAAAGCAGCCGCAAATTATAAAAGGCTAATGGCTGGTGACACGACTGCATTCGTCCCCGCGGAAACACAAAAGTATGTAGTGACTGTGAATACTTACCGCAATCATTACAGAAAAATCCTAGGAGAATAATCATGAGAATAGTCGTTAAATGTAATTACCATACCAAGGCAAGTCCGACAAACGAACTTGTTGTGAATTACTTGGTTGGACATCTTGACGGCGTAAACGTTAAGACAAGATGCGTGGATGAAAATGTGACATTCACGGACATCTTCTTCATAATCAACGGACATGAAATCAACGGGAAGGACATTGTCTCGTTAAAGATGTATGACAGAAGCGGATGGCATGATATTGCTATTGAGTCTGCCCGTGTCGCGATTGACATATCATCATCATACTCTTACGAAGATTTTGCTATCTATGTAGGAAACATGCTTGTTGACCCGCAGGAATAATACTTCATTTGTTTCCTTTTTATCCATTGCCAACTACATCAATAATTTTTATATTTTAATTGTTGAAACAATAACGGCAAACAAAAGGAAACAACAATGACAAAAACTCACTACATCATCGCCATCGCAATTTTGGTCGGCCTCGCATTCCTCGCCGGCGGAATGGTCGGAACTCATATTGAAAGAACCCATCACGAGAATTGGTTCGGACGATATGACAAGAGCTACATCAAGTACCTTGAAGCTCAGAACAAGAAGGTCTCTGAGCATTGGAAAGAGTGCCACGATGAACTTACGGAAGTTCAACGCCCGACCATTTATGTGCCAAAGAACATGCAAGACTCAATGCTTAATGTGATGGCTCAAACGGTCAAAGAAAAGGAACGCCTTGAAAAACAGTTTGAGGCGGAAAAGGCTGCTGCGCTTGAAAGACTTCGCAAGATGCTTAAAGACGCGGAATAATTTATCTGACCCAACCATTGCCAAACCCAACAAAATTTTTTAATTTTCAACTGTAAATTTCAATTACACAAACTGCATCTCAAATCTCATCTGCGCAGATGCGACATGGGATGTAAAACACAAAACCTCCAAAAAGGAAAAACAATATGTCAAAAACTGGTATCTTCGGCATCGCCGCTGCTGCTATTCTCATCATCCTTGGTATCTTCGCGGGCAAGCTCGTCGGATATAACCAAGCAACCCAATTGCTCGTGAAACAGTCGCCGTTTGGCACGCTTTCTTGCGTGGACGAACCGGGCTTCTATTTCAAGGGCTTCGCTTCCATCTTCAAGTATGACCGCACCAAGGACTTCTACTTCAACTCTTCAACAGAAAAGGTTAAGGGTGAAGGCTGGGAAGGTGACGACAGCGATGAAGACGACATCTCCGTCACGCTGAGCCGAAACGCTAACGCTGACATCTCAGGATATTTGAAATATCAGCTGCCTACAAACTGTGATGCGTTAATTAAAATCCATCGTGATCAGCAAAGCGATAAGAAGGTTAAGCATGAGCTTGTAAGAAATACCGTGCTATCCGCTGTCCGAAAGACTGCACCTATCTTTACGGCTGAAGAAGCTAAGGTTACCCGAATTGCTGAATTCCGTAAGTTGGCAGAAGACATGCTAACTGAAGGTGAATATGCCACAACCATTGAGGTTCTGAAGGAAAAGGCTGGTGAGGACGAAGTTGACTCAAACGGCAAGGTCATTAAGAAGGCAGAAACTCAGGAATACCGCATTACTAAGTTGAAGCTGGACAAGGACGGCAACCGCGTGCTTACGAAGAAATCTGCGTTGAAGCAGTATGGAATATCTGTGCTTCAGTTTGAAATTCAGAATGTTAAGCTTGATGAAAAGGCACAGAAGCAGTTGGATATTGTGAAGGAAAGAGAAATGCAGCGAGTCGCCAATGCAACTGCAGCAGAAACTGCTAAGCAGAAGGCAATTACCGCAAAGGCAGAAGGTGACGCAAAGATTGCAGAAGCCAAGGCAGCACAGGAAGTTATTAAGATGACTGAAGTTACCCAGGCTCAAAAGGAACGCGATGTTGCTATCCTTCAGGCTGAAAAGGAAAAGGAAGTTGCTCGCCTAAATGCTTTGAAGGCACTTGAAGATGCTAAGAGAATTCGTGCTGAAGGTGAAGCAGAAGCTGCCGCAAACCGTGCTAAGGTTATTGCAGGTTTGACCCCGCAGGAAAAAGCTGAATGGGATTACAAGACCCGCGTCGGCGTGGCTGAAGCTCTTGCCAAATCTTCTCACCCGCTCGTTCCTGAAATCATGATGGGCGGCAATGGTGGTAAGGACGGCAATGCGATGGACGCCGTTGGCTTGAAGATGCTCATGGACATCACGGAAAAGCTTTCCAAGTGAGACCGAAAGCCAGTCGTGGTTCCATCTCGTTCCACGACTTGGGAACCACCCGTCTCTGACCCGTCGGCTATGGTGTTGAAACAGAACGCCGCACCGATGGTATTCAAATAACTTTAGCGGGTGCATCTGCACCCGCTTTTCTTTTTCTCTCAACAAGGAAACACAAAAATGAAAAAAGGATTTACACTTGTAGAATTGATGGTCGTGATCACAATCATGGGCATCTTAGCGGCAGTAGCCGTTCCAAAAGCATTCGGACTTGTATGTCTGAATAACCTTGACCGTTGTGAAGCCGAGATGCCGTCTACTTATAAAGAAATTTGCATCAACGGCGACATTCATTCCAGCGACCGTCAAGACAGAATTTGTAGGGAACATCTGGCAAAGAAGGTTAAGAAGAATAAGGCACCTGATGTTATCGCCGCACAGCCAGAACCTACCGGCGCCTCTTCAGTTAAGACCGATACAGTTGTCGTGATTAAGCATGATACGGTCTTCGTCACTGTAAATGAATTACCACTTGATGTATGCATTGAAAACTGTAAGGCGGAGAACAAATCGGAAAGCCTTATTAAGTTCTGCATCAAAGAAAAGTGCATGAAGGAGTAAGTATGCATAAGATGATTGACAAGTTTTTGGTTTTCCTCGTTGCCTTCTTGCTCTTGGCGATATTCGGATATTACCTTGACCAAAAGGCATTTGACGATGCAGCAGACAAGATCATCAGAACTCCGGTGATTGTCCGCGACACAATTCGAGACACGACTGTGGTGCATGACACAACTATCAAGGAGATTAACAAGTACATCACATCTGTCTCATACAGCAACGCTTACCCACCGCGTCTTGATACATTTGAAGTTCATCAAGGCAAGACGGAATTAGACATCGTCTTCCAAGACGGTGAACTTCCGATTGACAATGCAGTCGGCTATAAGGTATTATGCAACGGGCGTCTCTATGAAAAGAAAGACGATCCTGAAGCTGATCCTTACCGCGACTGTGCAGGCGAATGGGTAATCATAGTAAAGGTAGAATAATGAAGAAACTGATTTTGATTATCGCCGTGCTCTTGCTTGTAGGATGTAAATGCCAAAACGGCGGTCCTGCACAGACACGAGGCGGCACGAAGTATTATCCGATTAAGATTTGCTCTATCGGAGACATGGACGGTTCATCTTGCGTGGAATACAAAGCAAAGGATTACGACTTAACATCTGACTGGCTTTATGTCACTACGCTTGATGACCATGAATATGTGTTCAACATGCATGGTTGGGCAATAATAAGAACAAGAAAATAGGAAATGAAAAATGACAGACAATTTTGAACAGATCCGCGGCATACTTAAGTTTGACCTGCCTGAACACTTCTACTATGTTCAACTGCTCAAAAGACAGTCTGACGATCCGTTAGTTGATGGTAAGAAGGATCCGGCATATCACGGAAACATGCACTCCCGTTCGCTTAAGAACTACTACTTCCGTGACTTGAAAACTTTTGATGCTAAGCGAGCCGAAATCATCAAGTACTGTGATGCAAACAATGTTCGTGCATACATCCGTCTTAATCGCCGTTCAAACAAGGCGGTTGACATGGAAATGTATGAACATATCTACTCATGCTTAAAGAACGGAACATTTAAGAGTCCTGAGTACCTACTTGCTTCGGCATGTGGTAAGGTAAATTCGGAACCGAAGGCTACCCGCTCATGGCTAATTGATGTTGACGCTGAATACATGCCTTACCTAAAAGACATTAAAGAAGCTGCCAACATCGCCCGTTCATCTTACTCTGGAACAGCAGTGCTGCATGAAATTCCTTCTAAGCACGGTATGCACTTAATCACGCATCCGTTCAATAAACAGGATTACATGTATTATTGGAAGGCCTTTACTAGTGGGGCAGCGGACATCCCTCGGGAACCTGCTGCAGTTCACCAGGACAACCCGACAATACTTTATGCACCGTAGGAGTAAGAATGAGCATATTAAACGCATTTAAGAAACAGTACCCATCACCCTGTGCGCCGTCTAGCAACGCTGGACTTAATTCATGTTCTAGCTTTGGCTCTGGCTTGGTGTCAGCTGCTTGGGCTGCGTGTCCTCCCTTTTCAGGATTCGTTGGCACAACGGCTAGCAACAGCTGGGATGAATATCAACCAGAAGATACATACGGCGGCGATGAAGAACATATTCTCAAGCCACAGGATGAAGCGAACTATCCTTTCTTCAAAAAGGAAATGGAAGAGCTTTGCCCTGAGATTGAGATTAACAAAAGTCAAGGCTGTTATGGAACAATGCAGTTCATATTCTATCCGAATGGGAAAGCAGCAGCTGAGCAAGAACAAGCCGATGATGACGATTTCTTTTCAAAACTCAACGGCTATGATAACCCAGTAAAGGTGATGTTTACAGGCGGTGACATCATTGGAACTTGTTTGCCTGATGGACGCTTGACACTTTGCGATGAAGGCGGACATAACACAAACTTCATCCCGCACTGCATTGAAGACTATCGCCGTTATGCAAAGGCTATGCGAATTGAACTTGATGACCGAAAGGAAAAGCAAGCTCTTCGTGAGAAAATGGAAGCACTTTCAAAGAAGCGTGACAGCAAGATCCGCGCTGCATTGGGGTAAAGATGGACGAAATAGACGCAGATATGAAAAGCATAGGCGTAGATTATGCTATGAAAAGAGCTAAGTCAGTTCTTGTTGATTCACAATCATCTGACTCATCAGCAACCTGTCTTTATAGCATTGCGGATAAATCTGCATTAACTGTATCGGATAATACAGCAGCCACATGGAAGATAGATGATTCCATAGGATCTTACTATCCGATAAAAATTCCACTAGACACAAGGATATCTACAATGAACTCTTATGACGCTTTACTCTTTGGAGTAATGAAAAGCAAGTATGAACCGTTTATCCGAAATGGCGTAGGCGGTCCACTTTATGACAAGTTGAAAGAAGTCCTGCAAGAAAAATGCCCGGACATACTTTCAATACAGATAACACGAAACGAAGGTGAAGCAGTCATTTCATTGCGAAAGCCGGTCAACGGTGGCGTCTTACCTGTCATCGCCACGATTGAACACAACCTCGTGATTTATCACATGCCTGACCAAACATCAAATCGTTACACATTTGTGGAACATGAATGTGACTTGCACAAGGTTGTGAAGGCGATTGAGATAATTGTCAACTACTACAATGAACTCGAAGCACGTCAAACAAAACTAGCCCACCAGTTTGACATCCTTGATACGCAAGAAAAATAAATAAATCAAGGAGAACGGAAATGCAATACGAGATTACATTTGCTAGAGACATTGATGCTAATGACGCATTTGATGCATTGGTTTCTGAACAGGGTTTTGAACATGTGACAGAAGAAGGATGGTTTGAAAATGACAAAGGCCTTGGCATTAAGAATGTTGGCGGAAGACTTATAATTCAGGGTGATGACTTTGAAGAGCTTAAGGACATGATCCAGCTTATCGTTGTCTCTTACCGTGATTACTCACCGTCAATTCAACAAGTCAAGAACGAATCATACAAGCCGCAGAAGAACTTTGCCCAAGCATTCCGTGCTATGACAAAGGGTGGCTTGAAGAAACATCAGATATCTGAAGCAGTTAAGACCCTTGAAAATGTTGGAGCCATCATCCAGAATGGGTAATGTAGCTTATAGAAAATTTTTATGCAGCGCCGCAAAGCGCTGCCTTTTTTTGTTATATTTTATTCAAATAGAAGTTGGAGTTACGAAATGACTGTAGATACATTTGCTTTATGGAAGTTCAAGACCATTGAAGGAATACTCAAGAATTGTCACCCAGCTGACTTTTTGACAACCGTATTCACAAAAGGTTTTGAGACATACACAGTGCACTATGACCTTAAGACAAACACATGTGTTATTGAGGACGCTATTAAATTAGATGACCAGCAAACACAGTGTTCATTCAAAGATCTTCCAAAGAAGCTCGCTGAAATGGGACTCTATGAAAGAAAAAATCCTGAGGATTGTCACTCAAATGCTCTCATACCGTTCATTGGCAATTTGGAGAATTAATGATTGCTATCATAGCTAATATCTTTGGTTTCTTAGGTGCTATTCTTTTCGCATTAAAGACCGGCCCACAAATTTGGGAGTGTTGGAAAAACAAATCTACCAAAGGAATAAGCAAGAAAATGCTCTTGATGGATCTTGGAGGTAATATCTTCAGTTTCATCTATATCTTTTGGTTAAGCTGGGTAGGCGGCATCTGGGCTATCTCAAATCTTCTGAATTATACGGTAGCAACGATCTTCCTACTTATTTTATTCTGGCTCATGTGGAAATTCAAAAAAGACAAAAATACCCAGCAGAACGAATCTACTGGGGAAGAAGGTTAAGCTAACTTTTTGATTGAGAAGCTGAACAATGAATTCTTGACATTATCAAGATCATCATCGCCCCAGTGCTTTGGGCTAGAAGCGAACCATTCAATGCACTTATCTGCGACTCCCGCTTTGAAACGAGAATAGCCGGCAACACGCACTCCACCGCGGAAGAAATCATCGCATTCCTCTCGGGTGAAGGTTCCCTTAACGCCTTTTGCTGAGTAGAGACAGTCGTGAATGATTGCTGCACAGTTGTATGTCATGTTGTCCTTGTCCCACTTAGGGAGGAACCATGTGAATAGGCTCGGCACGCTTGCACCGTCAGTTCTAAACCCAGATTTCAGCTTCAAAGTCAACATGAACTTCTGATCATTCTTGGTATAAGTTGCGTGTATCATTCCGATGTTGTCCTTCAGTGTCCACACCTTTTTCTTCTCTTCAGCAAAAGTTAGGTTTCTGAATGCCAATTCTTTCAACGTAACTGCCATAATATACCTCCTATTGTATTTACAAAAATTCTTAAAAAATTGGGCACATAAATAATCCAAATACATTTCATAGAGGAAATCATGAACATTCTAATTACAAAGATGATGACTGCCCGCTTCACAACTATTACGGATAGAGAACGCCTTTGCGGTGGGTTTGATGCAATATCATATCTCTTCCAGCGCATCGCCGAATCTTACCCGGAACATACATTCTACTATATTGGAGCATCTGATCTGAACGGAACCCGTATTGCTACCGCACCGAATTTAATTGACCTCTACACGCCTATAAAGGCGTTTGCGAAGGCCAATGGATATGACCCGATTGCTCAAGATCTTGATAAGACAGGAAAACCTTTCTATCAAGCAGCGGTAGACTACTGTAAGGAAAACGGCCTGAAATTTGATTTGGCACTCTTCCAGTATGAACAAACATTCCCTATCGCTCATTATGCCGATGGGTACATTTCAGAAAGAACAGGCAAGCCACTTCGCACGCTTGTTTCACACCGTCATTCAGCACATGCATTTGTTGTCGCTTCTGACCTCAATGTGCCGCTTTACTTGATGGTAGATGATCCTAGACAAATTGACCATTTGCCGGCTGACATTAAGCCACCTGTTAAGATCTTCGCTCAATGCAAGGGAACTGACCGCACACGCTATTACATCAACAAAAAGGATAAGAAAGAGATCACAACTGAAATGGAATATGCGGAGCTTGAAAAATTTTATCTCTTGAAGAAAGAACGCATCAACTTTACCGATCCGAAGAATGTCTGCCCAACACCGCTTGAACACTATGAAAAGGACATTGAATTTACAATGACATTGAACGGCAACAACATTGACCGTTATAACTTTGTAAAGGATTGGGTTCTCCCATATCGTCCTGACCAAATCGTTTATGGTAAGTGGACTGAAGGTCCAGTGGGCGAAGCAGTTAAGAAAGACGGACTGGAGAAAAACTTCGTTCGCCGCGGAATGAGCGAAATGGAAGACATCATGTGGCGCTCTAAGTACACGCTTGTCGCACCGCCTTCAGCTAAGACTGCGAACTTCGTGACACAAAAGGTTTACTCGATGCTCTATTACGGCATCTTGCCTTTCTGGGTTAAGGGCACTTACGATGTTGACAACTTCTATACTGACATCAGCGACTTTTTGAAGGTTGACTCGCCTGAACAACTGTGGGAACGCATTGACTTTCTTGAAAAGAACCCTGCTGAATATCAGAAGCAACTGAACCTTGCCTATGAAGCGTTGCGTCCTGAATACTTTGAAAATGATTTCGTTCACCGTATTTTTGACTGCATCTTGAAAAAGAAATAAAACATCATACATAAATAAAACACGAATAATTTGTTAAATTTTGACTATGGATAAGAAATATACATTTGTTTTAGATTGTGACGGCGTATTTACCGATGGGACCTTTCATTACAATTCCGAAGGAAAATGTGAGAAGGTTTTCGGACCTGATGACGCCGATGCTTTAAAGTTGATTAAAGACAAGGTCAACATTGTCATTTGCTCAGCGGATCATAGAGGATTTCCGATTACGAAAAAGCGCATAAATGACATGGGTTTTGAACTGACACAAGTCAAGTCAAAAGACCGTCTTCAGTGGATAAAAGATAACTGCAAAGACACGACTGTCGCATACATGGGTGACTCATTCCAAGATGCACCGATCTTCAAAGGCGTAGATGTTCCGATCTGCACTTCTGACTCATCTATTGTCGCAAAGGCTTATGCGAAGTATGTCACACAAAGTAAGGGTGGAAACCGCGCCGTTGCAGAAGCAGTCTTCTATCTAGCTTGGGAATGGTTCAAACAGTCACCAGAAGAATTGATGAAGGAGAATGGTTATGACATATAATGAAATGAAAGATAAGGTGCTTGCTGAATTGAACGAATCATTGAGTTCGTTTGATGAAAGAATGGTTGACCAGTTTGCTGAAGAATTGGCCCACAAGCGCTGCGCTAACATTGTCGCATACGGTGCTGGAAGAATGGGTTATGGTATCAGAGCTTTCATTATGAGGCTCATGCATTTGGGTTTCCATGCTTATTGGTATGGTGACACGACCATCCCACATCTTGGACCGAACGATATGTTCTTGTTCGCATCTGCATCTGGCAAGACACAGTCTATCGTCAAGATTGCTGAAATTGCGAAGGAAAAGACAGGTGTTCGCATCGCATCTTTGACAGGTGATGAAGAGTCACCGCTTGCCAAGCTTTCTGACTTGGTGATTAAATTTAAGGGATGCAACAACGGATTGAACTCCGAAAACTCTCCAGACAAGATTAACTCTATCCAGCCGATGACAACATTGAATGAACAGTCTGCGTTCATTTTCTTTGATTTGGTCTCTTTGAAGTTGATGGAAAAACTCAATGAAGACAACAAGACAATGAGCTTTAGACATAACCAGATTGAATGATTTAGAAGGACAAGAAGATATGAATATAAGCACATCATTGATTTGTATGAACATGTCTCAGGTTGACAGGGACATAGAACGCATATTAAAGGCAGCAAATGGCGACCAAAGATTTAGCTGGTTTCATGCGGATGCGATGGACGGTCACTTCGTTCCGCGCCTTGGAATTTCACCAGAACTAATTCGTGACATTAAGACAACATTTCCGCAGATTCACATTGACTCTCACTTGATGATTGCCGATCCGTTCACTTATGTGGATGTGATTGCTCCTTATTCTGATTGGGTTGTCTTCCATTATGAAGCAGTAACTGACCCGATTAGAACATTGCAGAAGATGCGTAAGACATGGCCGAATGTTAAGGTGGGTCTCGCAATAAATTTGGCAACCGTCTTTAATCCTGAAATCATTAAGCTCTTTGACGGCGTGATGTTCATGGGAATCTCTCCAGGCGTTCTTGGAACGAATTCTTATCCAGAAATTGTGAAAGGCAAAATCGCAATGACGCCGAACCATAAACATTACTTTGTAGATGGTTCTGTGAATTTCAACACAATTAAGGATTACCGTTTGATTAACCCGAACGGAACACTTGTTTGCGGTTCATCAACAATGTTTAAGAAAGATGAATTTACAGAAAATCTAAATCGTGAAGATTTGGTTGCTTACAACATCAACAGAATAAAGGACGCTATCGGATGCGAAAGACAGTAGTTATTCCCGCTGCGGGTCTTGGCTCACGCCTTGATGAATTCACAAAGAATTACAACAAAGCGATGTGCACACTTGGCCCTAAGCCAGTAATTTCTTACATCATTGAAAAATTTACGAAGGACGATGAAATCATCATCTTGTTGGGATACAAAGGTGACTTGCTGAAACAGGTCGTGAAAGCGTGTTATCCTGACTGGAATATCACATTTGTGAATGTTGATGTATTCCAGGGTCCGGGTTCGGGATTGGGATATTCATTGTCTTGTGCTAAGGAACTTTTGCAGAAGCCTTTCATGTTCTGGTCTAATGACTCACTGATTGATGAAAACATTGATGAATTTGATTATGACCATAACTTTATGGTTTTGTCAACATTCAGACCGACAAAGGCAGATTCTTATCGTCATGCTCGCATCGGTAAGTATCAGGTTCAGAGCATTTTACCGAAGGGAGAATATGATCCTGAAGGTAAGACAACATTGCCTTACATCGGTATCTCTTATGTCAAGGACTATAAACAGTTCTGGCAAGTTCAAGAAGACATGTATGAATTGTTCGTCAATGCCGGTGAAAGTGCTGGCTTGAATAACTTGAAGGACATGAGATATGTTGTCACCAAAACTTGGACAGATACAGGCAACAAGGAAGAACTGATTGCTGCGAAGGAACGCTTCTCGAAGAACATGGAAGCAACAATTTTGGAAAAGCCTGAAGAAGCAATTTGGTTCATTGACAATAAAGTTGTGAAATTCCACATTGACCCGAAGTTCATTGAAGGTCGTGTGAAACGCTTCCATACATTCATCAATGATGAGATGAAGAACCGCAACATCTTGATGCCGAAGCTTTTGAGCAATTCAGCGAATGTGTATGTGTATGAAAAGGCAGAAGGTAAGGTTATGTCAACTGATGTAACTCCGTCTTCATTTGGCCTATTCATTCAGTTGTTCTTTGACAGCGTTAAAGAAAGAAGCGTCTCTGACGAATACAAGTTGAACATCTATAACGACTTCTATAAAGACAAGACTCTCAAAAGAATTCAGAAGTATTGTGAAGGATGGGAAGAACTTGATGGCGACTGTATTATTAACGGTTGTGTATGTAATTCAGCCAGAAAGGTGATTGAAAACATTGACTGGGAAATGATCTCAAGAAGAGCCGTTATCACCGACAACTATCATGGAGACTTCCACTTGGAAAACATTTTGGTTGACCGTCGTGAAAAGGGCAACACAAAGTGGATCATGCTTGACTGGAGACAAAACTTCGGAAAGACATACGATGGCGACATTTATTATGACTTCGCTAAAATGTGGCATTCGTTGATTGTTAACCATCACATGGTGAAGGACAACTTGTTCAGCTTCCGTCAAAAGAATAACGGTGAATATGAAATTGACATTCATCGCTCATTCATTGACACTGAATGTGAAGAAAAATTCAAGGATTTCTTGGTTCACTCTAAGTATGACGCCGACTTGGCAGAATTCTTGACAGCAGTCATCTTCTTGAACATCGCTGCTTGTCATGTGGGCGTTTATTCAACTTTCTTGTTCTATTTAGGTAAGTACCTGATAAACAAGTTTATTAAGAAACATCCTGATTACTTGAAACCTGATAGCGGTTTAATCTACTAATCAGAAAATTTTTGGGCGGCTCTTCGGGGCGCCCATTTCTTTTATAAATTTGTATTAAGGTTCATAACATAAATGTTGAAAAGGAGGAACCTAAATGGATGATAAGATCCAGCGTGCTTATAAGCACATCTTTTATGATAATTGGTCAAAGCAAATTTGTGTCCGATATGTTGGTGATACCGAGTTCACTAAAATTCCGTATAAGAAAGATTATTGGGTAAAAGATCCGACTGGTAAGTCTGAATGGAAGGACTTACACGGAACACCAATGATTAAGAAGCCTCTTACTGATAAAGAAATTGTTAAGACTTTGAAACAGTCAGGCGTTACTGTCGCCGAATCCGATTTGAAGGAAGAAGTTAAGTGGGCGCATGATGTATATGACAATGTTGAACTGACTGCGAACGTCAATGACTTCAACATTGGCTTTTATGATATTGAAGTTGCGGTACCGGAAGATGGTGGTTTTCCAAAGCCTGAAGAAGCTCGTTTTCCGATTAACTTGATTACATTTTATTCTACAAAGACCAAGACAACATATACTTGGGCTCTCAATCTAAACCTGCAAGAAGATGACATTGTTAAGAATGTAAGGAACTTCACAAATGAAGTTGATATGTTGAAGGACTGGCTGACTTGGTTCGCAAATGAGCACTTTGACATTATCACAGGTTGGAACTCCGTTCTGTTTGACTTGCCTTACATCATTAACCGAATTAAGAACTTACGCATTCAACATGGCATCAAAAAGGAATTGGAAAGAGCATTGTCACCGTTAGGCAAGATGCCTGAAGCAAAGGATATCTCTGATAAAAAGCAGGGAAATGCCTTGGGTTCATCGTATGAAATACCAGCCTTGCTGCATATTGACTACATGGACTTGTATAAGACATTTGCCAAACATGACCCGTTGCCATCATACTCACTGAACTATGTTTCAAAGTTGGTGACTGGCAAAGGTAAGTTGGAATATGAAGGAACCATCAATACGATTTGGCAGACTGACGGTCAGAAGTTCGGTCAGTATAACGTCGTTGACGTTCTTGACTTTGTTGAGATAGAAGAAGTTTGCCAGCTGTTCCCACTTATCATTGAATATGCGTATGATTGCTTGGTGACATTGGACAAGATTTACAACAAGGTGCCGACTACTGAAGGTTATATCTTGAGATACATTCATGGCCGTCACATTGTTATGAATGACCGACCTGACCATCACGAAGACTGGTGGCGAGCCGAAGAATGTTTCAAAATCAGAAAACCTGATGGTTCAGATTACTTCCAGAACTGTGAATGGGAAAACGGTAAATATGAATTTGAAGAGTTCCATGTTAAAGCGGGTTACTGTTATGACTTCCCTGGCCGTTATGATGACTGTATGTCTTTTGACATTACTTCGTCATACCCTCACCATATCATGCAGTTCAACATCTCGCCAGAAGTTAAAATCAGACACCCGAAGAAAGAAGATATTCTGAGCGGAAAGGTCATAGCATCTGATGTGAACGAAGTCGGGTTCTTGAGAACCGATGATGCAATTCTTCCAAGTATCGTTAAGAAGGTATTTGATGAAAGAAAGCATTATAAAGATCTGATGAAGGAAGCCAAGAAGAAGGGTGATAAACACATGGCGGCTATTTATGATAACCGTCAGGGCATCAAGAAGATCATTATTAACTCGATGTATGGTGTCTGCTTGGCACCGGGCTTCCACATGTATGACATTGACTGTGCAAGATCCATCACTCGCTGTGCCCGTGTCACTTTGAGAGACTGGCTGAAGAAATCACTTGACGCATACTATGTGTCAACTGCATTGTTGTCAGATGTTCAGAAGTACTTTAACATCAAGTTGAAGAACACAAAGCCGCTTGAAATCAAGAACCGTGAATGCGTCTGCGTTCATGCTGATACTGACTCACTGTATTTCTGCATTAATGAATTGAAGATCAGACTTCGTCAAGAAGGAATGCATATCCAGACTGAAGAAGAACATCGTCAGTTCTATGCTACTGCTGAACAAATGTTCCAAGACTTCTTCGTGAAGGTTCTTGAAATCAGAGCAAAGAAGAGCCAGACGACAAACAAGATCAAGTATAACAGAGAAAACATTTTCTCTAACATGTTCTGCTTCGCAAAGAAACTTTATATCGGAAACGTCATTGACGCTGAAGGAACGCCGTATCCGTTTGACGCTGCAAAGCACAAGATAATGGGTGTTGGTATTAAGCGTTCTGATATGCCGGAATTCTGTAAGCAGGCTGCTGAAAAACTCGCATTTGATATCTGTGCTGGACAGGATTACGAAAAGTCACTTGAATTCATTCATAACACTTACGATGAATTCTGTGCTGCTGGACCTGATGCAGTGTCAGCGAAGAAATCGGTTTCGGAATACACGAAGTATGTCACTGAACCAATTGACTCGTATGTCAAGAATGGTCTGCACTTTGATAAAGGACAACCGTTCAATGCGAAGTGTGCACTGGCATATAACTATGTGATTACCAAACATAAGTTGCCGCTCATGCCGATTATGAACGGAAACAAATTTAACTATGTGTATGTCAAGCCGACTAACCGATATAGAATTGAAGCGACTGCGTTCGTCGGAGCATGGCCGAAAGAATTCTATAAGATCTTTGAGGTTGACTATGAAACAATGTTCTCGAAAACATTCTTGCCGTTGTTTGAGTCAATGTTCAAGGTAAAGAAATGGATAGGAGAAAAGGAAAGCATCTCACTGGAAAGAGGCGGTCTCGCAGCTTTCTTTGGATAGGAGCAACTAAATGAATAACTTTGAAGTAATGAAAGAGTGGAAAGAAATCTGCAACGGAGTATGCGACTACATCTCAACTGAACGATGTCAAAAGTTCGGTATGCAGGTTGGTCGCATAACCGAAACTAGCATGATAAATGGCCGTCGCACGATGCCGATGATATTGAAAGACGACGACGAATACCGAAAGGAATTTGGCAATAGGGTCAGAAGCCACATTCAATTCTGGCTTGACGATTCTATTACCATTCGTTGTAAGGATCCGATCTTTTGCAGAAACACAGGTAAAGATTCCCTTGAACTTTGGAACTACATGCTTTTGACTGACCAAGAAACTGGAAAGAAGTATCTCGGCGCGGACCGTATTATCGTAACTCCTTGGGGCGGTCGCCTTAAGGATATGATTGGGACACCGTTCAACATTGTTGAGACAGTCGGCAAATGTGTGTATGTTGGCGAGCATCATGAACCGCCCGAGGCCAGCCTTGCTCGTGTAAAGTGTTTTCTTGAGTTGCAGATGGATCTTATTCCTATTCATGAAGCACACTGGAAAGTATATGATTCGTATAAAATGCGTAAGGCAGCAATAGACGCAGAATATGAAAAGCAGATGCAAGAACTTAACGATGAACTGAGAGCAAATGCGACAAAGACAATAAATAAACAACACATCTTATGCGAAAGGACTTTATGTTGCGTTGACCGACAAAAGATCCTTGACGGTGAGAAATTTCAATATAAGGAGCTCTAACATGAAAATCATTCTTGAAGGAAAGGCTCAGCAGTGCCCAGCAGTAATTGGCATGTTGACCGAAGAAGTTTTGCTTGACCCAAATCAGGCAAATGTGAAACTCAATGCTATGAATCTTGCGATTGACCGCATTGAGAAAGTTAACGGTGAAACAGTAGTTTTCATCAAGGAAAATATCTCTAACCTATTGTGTGGATAATATGGCAGACATTCTATTCTCAGGTAAGATGACATCCTTCGCGGCAAATGTACCGCAGAAGGAAAGCGCTATCACCAAGTTCACTGTTGTGGTTACTGAAGACACATCAGTCAGAACTTTCCCAGGACAGTTCAAGACACCGAAACTTGATGTCTTTGACTCAATGGCAGCTAATGATCTTTTTGACAAGATTTCAATTCCGCTTAAGGACTATCTTGTTGAATATGACATGAAGTTCGGTGATACAGAATTTACCGCAAAGATTGAAAACCTTTCGGCATCTATCAAACATACAAAGGACGGAACCGCATATACCGTCTATACTCTCCGTTTCGTCAAGGAAGTTGAAAAGGACATTGACTGGCAGCTTTCTTGCTATGTGAAAATTAAGGAAGAAACTGAAGAAGGTAAGAAGGTTGACAAGCTCTTTACCGTTGAGATGACTGAAAAAGATAACTAGGAAACATAGTTACGGTGTTCAAATGACGCTTCGCTGCTTGCGAGGCGTTTTTCTTATCTTAAATTTACGAAATTTGGGCTGTTTTATTACAGTTTTGAGCAGAAATCGTCAAATTTTATGATAAATTCGGTAAATACGGATAATTGCCAACAAAATCTTAAAAACATGCTTTTTGCGGATTTTACCCGCTTACATCTTTAGATTTTATTTACCTTCAAATTGTGCACGGTCGCCCAAAATTTAATTATATTTTTATTGAATAGTGGAGGTAAAACTTATGTATGAAGCACTGTTTCAAAGGATTAAATCAACCGACTTCCCTCTGGCCTGCCGCGGAATGTATTACTTCTCGAAAGGCAGACACGCACATCAAGAAAGGAAAGGATCTGGCATGCCTTACTTTGTTCACCCTCGCGGCGTTGCATACATCGTGATGGAACATGGCGGCACAGTTGACCAGATAAATGCAGCGCTTGCACATGACCTGCTTGAAGATACGGAAACATCCTATCTTGAAATCAAGGCAGTTGCCAATTCAAATCATTGTGCGGAACTCTGCGCTGAATTAAGAAACAATGAATTTAAGAAAGAAGAACTCGGCAAGGAAAAATACATCACGGAAAAATTGCTCGGCATGAGCAATGACGCCCTTTTGATTAAACTTGCGGATATGGTTTACAATTCTTATGACATGCCTGGTGAAAAAGCATTGAACCGTATGTATAAGAATGTTTGTGAACTGCTTCTTAAGAGAGAATTATCGCCAATCTGCAAAGAACTTGCGGATTTGGTAATTTTGGCTTAATATGACACAACCATTAAACATTAACGATTTTGCTGAACTCGGTCGTATGCTTAAGTATATTGACAGACACGATGAAGAAGAAATTCGTGCGACCATCAAATATGAAGGCGAACGAGAAATGGCAAATGCAGAAAAGAACCTTGAACTGGCTGATGAAATCATCGCCGACACAACTGGAGAAACCAATGAAAACTTACAAAGCAACAATTAACTGGCAATGGATAGACAAAGCCGGTAATAATCAAGTCACTTCTGAAACGATTGAACTTTCAGAAGCAAGACTGAAACAACTTCTTATTGACGCCTATGACGGATGGTATTCCGATGAAGGCTTTGTGGACTGGTGTTCACTTCAGCCGGAAACCTTGGAAGAATCCTTTGAAAGGGTCTTCAAAGAAAACCCGTTTGAGTCACTTGAAATTCATGACCATTTTGACCAAGTGCCGTATCCTGCTGACATCATCATTGATGATTTCTATTCCGTGTGGCGAACATACGAGGATAGGGAAAATGATTATGATTATGCAGAAGACGACGAAGAATTTAACTCACCCAGACGCGTAGCAGAATTCATTGATGAAGTGCTTGACGCGGTTGAAGAAAACAAGGCAGAAGCCGAAGGAGAAAACTAATGAAGGTATCTGAATTTATCAAAGGCTTGGATCTTACCAAGTATACTGACATCACCGTTATGGATTGGGATGAAGGCATGGACGGCGGCGACGTTGTGAAAGGCGGCGTCTTGAAAGAAAAGGCTCTTAAACCGTATCTTGACGATGAAGTTGACCCGAGGGTATTTTCGGAAAACAAAGGTGAACTTCATAAGGGCATCTATAACACTTATGTGCTGCCCGTTGTGATTGACGACGAAACCGCACAAGAATATGAAGCAATGTGCGAGGCTGCTGAAAAGGCTTGTGAAGAAGAGGACCCAGAGTTTGATAAGAACTTTGACGAAGTCTACAAGCAGTATGACGCAGAAAATAACGCAAACATGAAGGCTGGGAAACCTGGCATCGGCTTTGACGAATGGATGGAAGGCCACCCAGAACTCTTTGACAAACTTATGGCGGACTAAATGAAAAAGAAATACATCAAACCCGAAATGGAAATCCTTGATACAGGCGTTCAGTCACAGTTGCTGGCAGGCTCCAGCGACCCTTGGTGGAAAGAACCTGACCCTCCTGAAGAAGGCTGCGAAAGCTCATGGCATTGCGGCGGTTGGGGGAACTAATGACTAACATTAAGAACTGTGTTTACTTGGTTCGCTGTGACGGACATGATAGAGGCGTGTATAAGATTGGTTTGACAACTGACCTTGATACACGCATCAAGTCTTTAAGTTCAGCAACAGAAGCGCCCGGCCCATTTTATCCGTTGGCTGTTATTGAAACTGATAAGTATCGCTTATTGGAATCATACATGCATAGCAGATATACGGACGAACGCATGTTTCCTAATAAAGAATTTTTCAAATTCATTGATGAAGAAGGAAACGAATATGTTGATGATGTCATTGATGAAATGCAACGCCTTGCAGAATTAATGAATGCAAAGATTACTGTTTTTGATGACAACATTGAAAAGGATGAAAAGAAAGGTCGAGCAAAGCGTTTCTATTTCAAGAACATTGGATTGAAAGGCGGAGACGAAGTTATCCTTGACATTCCTAAAAATGAAAACACGCCGCATACTTATTATGTTGCAGCTGACGGCAGACATATTGTTGAAGACGCGGCTGACATAAACAATAAAGAAGTTTGGTTGTCGGTTTCTAAACTGATGCAAGAATACACTGATACCCGTCAGTGGTCAGTTCATCCTGAATGGTGGTATCACGACGGAGTAAGTTGTGCGTCAAAAATCCAAAATAACTAAGAAGAACTGGAGAAAACAAGTGAAGAAGGTTACGGTTCTTAATCGCTTCGCTGCTTTCTGCGCAGCGACAGGTTGGACAGAGATATCAGAATGGGACGATGTAGGCGAAAAATATGACGGCATGGTCTATACCGTTGATGAGCTTGATGTTCGCAATGATTATATGTCATTCAAATTGGTAGTGGGACATGCAGGCTTGATGAAAAAAGATTTTGTCCCGTATGCATCGGATTTTACCGTATACATTGCTGGTGAATTTCATGAAGATCCTAAACTTGACATTTTGAAAATCACCTGGGAATACATGCCTTCCATTTTGGTAGGAAAAAGCCTAGATGAAAGTTTCACTGCTATCTGCGAAAAGGATGATCTGCCTTATGAGTCTGACATCACGGAATTCATTAAGGTTGATTCTTCTGCAAGAATTGACATCAGAAAAACAAGAATGCTTAAGGATGAAGATCGTGAAACAGCAGCGCAAGCAGTTTTTGCGAAAACGACTTGGGCGAAGATGCGTGATATGATTGACGCCCGTTTTAATGGCGTTGCCAATTTCCTTAATGAAGCACAAGCGCAGATGACTAAGGTGAGAAAGATCATTCTTTTGAAACTTGAACGAACAATGGCAACGATGGCAACAATAAATACCGCAAAGGAGGATTAAATGGCTACACGCGGAGATAATAAATCGCTTTTACTTGAAAAGGCAGAAGATGGTTTCATTGATTGGGAAGACATTGCTCGTGAATGTATTGCTCAAATGTCAAATGATGACTGTTATGATGTCTGTGATATGTTAGGACTTTTTGACCAAGACGGCGAAGAAGATTTAGAAGATGAATAACAACCTAACACCAAGTGCGCTGATATTCATACTCATTGTGTGCATTGTTGCTCTACTTGGACTCGACTTTCTATGCTGGGCAGGCCTAATCTATTTGGCTTGCTGGATATTTGGTTTGCAGTTTCAGTGGACAGGCGCACTATGGATGTGGGTTATCGGAACAATTCTTATAACATTATTCAATGGAAATCCTAAAAAGGAAGCAAAAGATGAGCAAAGCGATAAAAACTGAAACAGTATCGGGAATGAATAACTCCCCGGAATATATCCTAACTTCAGATCCCACAAACTCGCTGAAACTCGAGGATGAATTCCCTTATACTGCGACAAGAGAACATCCGACTGATGAAAGCAAGATTATCTTTGAGACAACCTACAAAGGCTATCATATCATCATCAAGTCAATATGTGGTATGTTCCCGACTGCCTATGTTGATGTGAAAATGAAAGAACTTTTGAATGTTCGCTGGAACGAACGCCGTAATGTGCCGTTTGAAGTCACTTATGAAGGTGATATGATACACGGATCTACTACGTTGCTTCCTGAGACTGGTAAATACGCAACAGGTGATGACCGCAAAGGTAAATTCATCGGTTGGGACTATGGTCACTTCGGTGATTATAACGCTATGATGCCTGAACTCGGCGGAACTCGCTATTCTATCGCAATGATCTGTCACGATGCGATTAAATTCATTGATAATTGTGTCATTCCTGAAAGGGAGGCTATAAATGAAGTCAAAAGAGCTAATAGAGCTACTTCAAAGAAATCCGGAAAGTGAAATCCAAATCCGTGTTAAGGTCCTAACGGAAGAAAACGGATACAAAAGAGAAGTCACCGCTTGGGTTCCGCTTGAAGAAAAGCACATACAGCAAGCCAAATACGGTGGAAATACAATTTTCATCGGTTAGACATACATAATCTCTTAATTGCAGATTTATTTCCTCGCCAAATGCAGGCGAGGATTTTTTTGTTATATTTTTACCTAATAAATAATGTGCCGACGCCTGAAGGCGAGGTAAATAGACACATTATTGCATATTAGGAGAAACCATGGCAAATAAATTAGTCGCTAAATTTAAGAGAGAAAAAGTATTCGCCGATATCTTGGCAGCAGACAATGTAGAAGATGAATATCTGTCTACCAACTGTGCGCCTGTTAACTTGTTATTTAGTGGAAAACTTCTTGGTGGAATTAAAAAGGGTAAGATGAGCACCATCTGTGCTGACTCCGGTTGGGGTAAGTCATTGATTGGCTTGAACTGTCTGGCTGCTGCATATAAGTCGGGCATGACATGCGTTGTCATTGACACAGAAAACGCTTTCAATGTTGAACTTGCTGCATCGCTTGGCATTGACGTTGACGATATCTTGATTTTCAAGACTTCGCGCATTCCTGAAATCAAACAGATTTACGGTCGCATTAACCACGGCCTAACACGAGCCGAATCTCGTGAGATTTTCGTGCTTCTTGACTCTTGGGGTCCGATTGTTGAAGCACAGGTTATGGAAAAGGCAGAAGAAGCATCATCTGCTGTGAACATGTCAGCAGCTAAGTTCAAGAACGAACTTGCTAACATCATCAACGCTTGCGGAAACACATCGCTGATTGTCAACCATGTGTATGAATCGTTGCAGATGTATGGTGAAAAGTTCGCTGTCCCAGGTGGTAAGAGATTGTTCTTCAACTCTGACGCTATCGTTCTTGCTTCGTCAGCAGCTAAGGCTAAGGACAAGGAAGGAAACATCTACGGTAAGGTCATTACAGCAGGTGTTAAGAAAGGTCGTGCTGCTAAGGAATTCTCTAAGACCAAGTTCTTGATTGAACATTCTGGTGGTATCAACCCTTACTTCGGTTTGTTGGAAGATGCTATTGACTCCGGTGCGGTTATCAAGGTAAAGCAGGGCGTCTCTGTTGTTTACCAGCGTGTTGGAATTGACGAAGACGGAAAAACATGGAAGGAAGCAGACCTTTACTGCGCTGCATTCTGGATTCCTCTTTACAAGAGCGAAGTATTCAACCACTATGTGGAAAAGAAATACGCTTTTGAAGATGCAACTCTTGTTGCTTCCGTTGAAAACATTATGGACCTTTTGAATGCTGACCCGTCAACTTTGTCTACTCAGTCTATCGGCGCTAAACGCAATGAAGACGATGACGATGACGAAGACTACGATGTGGACGCTGAATAATCGTCAATAATTCTTAAGAGAGTGGGCAGAAAATTTTTGCCCATTCTTTTTTTCTTAAAAAATGTTTTTATATTTTATTCAAACATTTTAGGAGTATCTTTATATGTCAGTTGTTATCATGTGTGGTTTGGACCGATGCGGGAAATCTACACAAATAGAAAAGATCAAGAATTATTTCAAAGAAAAAGGCAGAGACTCGACAGTAATTCACTATTCCGGCATTGATGTTCCAGAAAGTGGACCATTCAAGCAGGGTGCACAATTCGTTGCATCAAGAGCAAGATATGATGACATGCTTCACCTTGCTGATGAAATGACTGACGCTGAACAAGTTCTGATTTTTGACCGAGCACACCTCGGGGAAATGGTTTACTCTCCGCTTTATAGAAAGTATAATGGGGAATATGTTTTTGAACTCGAACAGAAGTATCCGAACTTACTTGAGAAGGCACTTCTATTTGTTGTCATTGACACTCCAGAGCATCTACTTGCTCGTGAAGACGGTATGAGTTTCTCTAACAAGATTGAAGATAAGCAGAAAGAGATTGAATGTTTTAAGAAGGCATTCGGTATGAGCAACATCAAGAATAAAGAGCTTATTGACATATCTGACAAGAGCATTGAAGATGTTTGGAATATCATTAAACAAAAATTGGAGAATGTATGATTGAAAATTTTGAAATGAAAGAAGATTTGGAAATGCGTCCTGACATGGCTCGAAATGACGCAGTTCTTAATGAAATTCATCAGATGCTTGCTTATAAGTATCTGTCCGGCGACAAGGTTGGAAATACATGGGAACTGATTGACCAGCATTTGACTCTCAACCCGCTTCAGCCTTATGTGAATGTTCTTGGCCGTCCGTTCAAACACGACTACCTTGAAAAAGAACATAAGTGGTATATGTCGCAGGATCTGTCTATTAAGGGATGGATGGACGACATCAAGATTTGGCAGTGGTGTGCATCTAAGGATGACAAGCAGCTCATCAACTCGAATTATGGTTGGTGCGTGTTCTCTGAAGAAAACGGTTCTCAATATGAAAACTGCATTGAGAAGATGAAGGCCGATGTGAACACAAGAGAAGCATTGATGATTTACACAAGACCGTCAATGCACAAGGACGCTGTTGAAAATGGTAAGCATGATTTCATGTGTACTGTCTCTGCACAGGCGATGATTCGTGACGGCAAGCTTTATTACATTGTGACTCAAAGATCTTGTGACTTGGTGACTGGCTTCTCGTTTGACTTCCCATGGCACTGCTTCGTTTATCAGATGATGTTCCAAGAATTGAAGAAGACATACCCTGAATTGGAAGTGGGTAGCATCTTCTATAACATCGGGTCTTTGCATGTTTATGAAAGACACGAAAATCTCTTGAAGAAATGGGCAGCATATAACGAAGTATAATGAAAGCAACGGATTTTGAAAGAATCATCATTAAAGCACTCTTCGTGAATGAAGGGGTAAGATCTAAAGTCTTACCCATGCTTTCCGTTGATTGGTTCTTTGATGTTGATGACAAGTTTATTGTAGACCGCATTTTGGATTACAATACTCGCTTCGGACGATTGCCCAATGTCATTGAAATGAAGCGTCTTATCACTGATGAACAGACGCTGAAAATCTTTGATGAAGTGATGGGTATCGCTGACGAGGAAGTCAATACAGAATTCATTCTTGAAGAAATTGAAGAATATGTTCGTAAGCGACTTCTGTATAATCAGGCGGTTAAGATTACATCTTATGTGACCGGAGGAGATAAGACACAGCCGGGCAGTTCTTCAAGTGAGAGCTTTGCTGATAATGTGTCCGATGCAGAATCGTTCTCCTTTGACACGAACATTGGTTTTGACTTCTTCAATGATCCTCAGAGATTGTATGAAGATGCCAACATTCATGAGAAGATTTACAACTGTGGCATTGAAACACTCAATGACATGATTGGAGGTGGGTTCCATGAAAAGTCGCTGACACTTATCATGGCAGGAACGAACGTAGGTAAGACACTTATTATGTGCTCACTTGCGAACAACTTCGTCATGAATGGACATAACGTATTGTATGTGACATTTGAAGACCCGGAAAACAAGATTGCATCTCGTGTTGCTCAAAATATGTTTGACATCACGCAGCAGCAATATCGTCAAATGTCAAAGGAAGATTTCGGAAAGGCGTTCGCAAAAGCGAAGTCACATCTTCGTGGCAACCGTTTGGTTATTAAGGAATTTCCAGAATACTCGACGAATGCGATGAAGATCCGTTCACTTATCAAGGAACTTGACGAAAAGCAAGGTTTCAAACCTGATGTCTTGTTCATTGACTATATCGGATGTATGGTTCCGAACGGACGCTTCAACCCGAACATGAACTCAAACACACTCTTGCTCACTGTTGCTATGCAGGTAAGAGCATTGGGTATGGAATTGGGTATTCCTGTCATATCTGCTTCACAGGCAAACCGTGGCGGTAACGGCGTTGCTGAAATCGCATTGACGGACGTAGCCGACTCATTCGGTCAGAACATGAAGGCAGACGCTGTCTTCGGTGTCACACAACCGGAAGAAATGGCTGAACAGAACCTTTACATTGTGAAGTTGTTGAAGACAAGATACGGTGCACCATTGAATGGAAGGCCGATATTGACCCGTATTGGCGTGGATAAGGAAAAGCAGCGCATATTTGATATAGATATTGCAGCAACATCACAAAGCGCCGCAAACATCTTTACGCAGCCTTCACCGACACCGCGTAAGAAGACATTGAAAAACACAGAGGAAGACGAGCCGTATGAATTTGACGAGGGTTCTTCCGAAACACCGATTGATGAAATAGACTTTGTATAGGAGGATGACGATGGACTACTTTGATACATTGTTAACCGATTGGGATGACCGACAGTCACTTGAACGAAAGCAGAACAAGACAAAGTTCTACAACCTGATGAAGGAAAGAGGATTTGACTTGACTGACATTGATGATGCGTCAAGGTTGCCGAAGTCGCTCATTCCAGTCATACAGAATAACACTGATGCTTTTGCGGCATTTAACCAAGCATTGGCAGATCTTAATAGGAAGAAACTTGTTCCTGTTGCGGACTCTGTCACATACTTGATTACTGACTTCTTGGAAGTTCCTATCGCTTTGAAGTGTCTTGACGAACTGAATTACTATGCAGTTAAGACAGAGCTTTTGAAGAGATACCGCATACAGCTAGACAAACAGCCGAAAGGCACAACATTATTGGATTTTCTCGATGCAGACGACTAGTAGAGAATTATACCACTTTTGGACGGAGTTCAGCAAGCTTGTCAAGAAAGACACGCCTGCTGCCTTCCGCAAATTTTCAAAGAAGACTTTTGAACAAGTCCTTAAGGAAGATTTCTTTGAGACGCCTCGTATGAAGAATGCGTTCCCTGACTTCATTGACATGGCTAACGCAATTAACTCGAAAGAGGTTGACTTTAAGGAATGGGTTCTTGCAATGATAGGAGAATCCATCACAGGGAAGCTTAAGAAAAAAAACATCTTAAATCCCAACTATGTGAAAAATGTTGTTAAATTTTATACCGTAAAAGAGATAAATCGTCAGCGTGACCTTATAAATAAATTGTCAGAGGAAGCTGCAGGCGATAATCCGTTTACGGACTTTTCTGACGCAAAATTTGACCTATATCAAGTCAATGAACAGCAGAAAAATAAACTTTATGAATTGGTAAGGAAAGGTGAATTAAACTTCTGGTTCTACATTGAGGCACTTGACAACAAATGCTTTAAGGTAGATGAAAGCAAGATTATTGACCAATCATTTAATCAGTTCTTAAGGTTGTTGCATATAGTAAGACAAAACATAAAGGAGTAATATCATGCCAGTAAAAAGAGACCTAAGTGGTTATTTCGCAGAAATCAAGCAAGCAGCAGAACCGGCTGCTCAGACACGCAAATCTTATAAGGTTGAGGACGCATTTACGCCGACCTATAAGGACAATAAATTTAGCTGTGTCATTCGTTTCCTCCCATCACATCCTGAAGAATTTAAGCCTTTCATTGAGAACCGCACCCACATGTTTAAGGTGAACGGTGACCAGTGGTTTGGATGCGACTGTCTTGGCAAGTTCGGCAAGCCTTGTCCGATTTGCGAATACAACAGAAAGCAGTTCCAGATCTACAAGAACAAGGAAGAAGCTAAGCAGCATTCCTTCGGAAAGGCTCGTTCAAGATATGTATGTAATATCTTGGTGGTTCGTAACCCGAACAACACTGAACAGGAAGGAAAGGTCTATCGCTTTGAATTTGGTGCTCAGATCATGAAGCTCATCTCTGAAGCCATGACTGACAAGGACGATGGAATTGAAGTTAAGAAGGGTATCAACCCGTTTGATTGGTTTGACGGCGCTAACTTCGTTTACGAAGGCGTTAAGACTGCAAACGGACCTAAGCTTGATGCTTCTCACTTCGGCCCACAACAGCAGATTAACAAGTGGACTGGAAAGAAGTATGAAGACTTGACTGAAAAGGAAATCGACGAAGTTGAAAGCAAGCTTTATCGTCTCGACGAATGCTACCACAAGGAAGAAGATGTTGCTGATTACAACGGAATTCTTGAACGTTACGAAAAGAAGACCGGTAAGACACTGTTTGACGGTATTCCTGTCGCAGGAACAGCAGCCGCTTCAAATTCCATCGCATCAACCAATCCGTTCGCTGCACCTGCCGCACCCGCAGCAGCTCCTGCAGTAGAATCATTTGACTTTGATGCGCCAGCCGCTGAACCTGTAAAGGCTGCACCGGCTGCTGCTGAAACACTTGACGACGCTGCCTTCTGGGCACAAGTCAATGACCAGCAGGGTTAATTCCTTGATGGAATAATTTTTCAATGGGAGCCCTACAAGGCTCCCATTTTTTATTATATTTTGTTTGAGGAAACGGTATGATTGATTTTTATAATGAAAACCTTCGCATTCTGAATTTCACACACATTGACTTTGACGGAGCTGTCTCCGCTGTCGTGATTAAGAATTACTACAAGAATGTGATTACGGAACAAACGAATTACGGAAGAGAACAGGAAATCATCACAAAGGTGAACATTCACCACGGTAAGTATGATGCCATCATCTTCACTGACTTTACACCGACCGAAGGCGGCCCAGGAATGCTGAAGAATGCGATAGAAGAAATCGCATTTGTGGCGGGCGTGCCTGTCATGGTTCTTGACCATCATGAGTCTGCGTTGAAGTATCATGACCCACAGAAAAATGTTTTCATCAACATAGGCTACTGCGGGGCAATGCTTGCTTACAAGTTCTTCAGCGTTAAGAAGGATCTCTCACACATCAAGGATCTTGTCGGACTCGCAAATGATTATGACTTGTTCACACTGAAGGATCCTCGTGCTATGCCTTTCAATGCTCTTTATTGGCAGATGGGCTTTCAGTGGTTCATGACCCGCTTTGGAAAGGGCAACACAAATCTTTACCCAGAAGAAAAGCAGTACTTGCTAGAATACAAACAGGCAGTCCAGACAACCTATGATAATCTTCCGGTATCTGACTTGCCGCATAATGGCTGCTTCTATGAATGTGAAAGATACATGGCTGAAATGAGTCACCGTCTTTCTAAGGATGGGTATCAGTATCAGATCATTAAGCACGGAAATGCATTGTCTATCCGTTCGGCAACTGATAACATCAACCTTGTTGAAGTGTGCCAATACATGGGCAAGGGAGGCGGACACCGAAAGGCTGCCGGCATTCCTCTTCGTGTAGAGGACGACATCAAGCAACTCGTTCAGCAGATTTGTTTCGCTGTTGAACATCAACTTAACACACATAAAGATGGACTACCATTCTAAAGGAGAATACTATGAAATTTGAGGTAGCAGTCAACTACTCGACAAAGCGCACATTCGAGATCCCTGAAGGTGCGACTGATGAAGAATACGATGCAATGAAGCAGATTATCATTGCAAGTATTGAAGCGGAACCGCTGAGCGGAGCTAACATTAAGGTCACCCGCCTTGATGTACCTGCTGACCCACAGCCTAAGTATGAAATCAACAAGGAGTGCGACTAATGAAGTGGCGTGTATCGTGGAAATCACAAATGGACTGCAATGATGCTGACTACGCATACGAAGAAGGCGAGTATGGCGTCGTTGATGATGAAAAGCTCAAGGACATGCAGGATCTTGCCCTTGAAGTAGTGGCAACAGAATTCTACTGCAGCATGTTTGATGACGGCAGCGCTGATTTTGATGATGAAGATCTGATTAACCATCTTAAGGCAGATCGCACAATTCAGCGTTTGATGATCCCATGCGACAAGATTGAAGAATTTGCTGGTGGCTGGGACGGTTGGGATTACAAGCCTTCTGACCCGACAGGTTGGGGTGGCGGTCATGACCTGAGCGTTTCTTGGACTCGCTTGCCTGCCGATGCAAAGGAAAAGGATATATCTGACAACTGGCTGACAACTCCTATCCGTCTGCAAAAGGCAAAAGAAAAGGAAGCAGCCGAAGCAGCAAAGCAAGCTAAGTAATCTTCGGAAAATTTTTAAGCCGGTCCGCGAGGGCCGGTTTTCTTTGTTAAATTTGTAATATGACAGACGCAGAAATAAAAATTTACGCCGACCACTTTGCAGCAGGTCCGCAATGTATCTTACCGTTCAAAGGAAGTGACCATCTCCCAGGTGAGAAACCTGAGACAGGTGTCATCTTTTGCCCGTATGTAAAGCCATCAAGATGGCGCAGGATTTGGAACCGCATAACAGGAATTTTAAGAAAGAAGAGTGAGCCGGTTGAGTTGACTTATGAACCTTGTGACGATAAATAATCAGTTTGATAACACGATGCAGAGCATAGGAATGAACAAAGATGTCTTTGCACGCATTACCAATCTTATTAAGAATCCTCTCATCGTTCCCGATAAGTCAATGATCCCTCAGTGGAAATTCTGTTCCGTGCATGGTGAAAAGCGATGCACCGAAAACATTGGAAGCACTGATATTCTTATTCTTGACTTTGATGATGCAACTTATACCATCCAAGAATTTGAAAACCGTTTTAAGGAATTTAAGTATATCTTGCATACATCGCATTCTTATGATGGGAAGAACAATAAGTTTCGTGTATTGCTGTTTATGGACAAGGAATATGACATCAACCGTCTGTTCTTCAAATGCCATGACAAGACATTCAGCCCGTATCATTACATGCTGAATTACTTCCCGCACATTGACCCAGCATCATTTGTGAAAGCACAGTTCTTCAAGATGCCTGCTTTGAAGGTGCCAGGCGCACCGTATTATTACAACATGCATAATGGAAAATTGTGGTCTCCGGAAAGCATTGAAGGTTTCCCTTTTGCTTATGCTTTGTGTGAACAAAAACAGGAAGAATACATAAGAAGCATTGATGCCGAGAATAAGAAGCGCCGTGACCAAAATCAAGACATGACGAAGGCAAAGGAATTCGTCAAGCGTAAACTTGATGAAATGCCAGCAGGTATGCGTCATAATGGCGTGTTCGGACTGGCTGCGTGGTTCTCTGGCATTGGCGGAACCTATCAAGAATTCTGTTCTATTCCTCGCCCAGCTTGGGCCGATAGAAAGTATGATAAACAAATTCAACGCCTAGCTAATGAATGGTATAAGATAGGAAGATAAGATGGATTTGATACTTAAGACATTTGATGTTTTTATGTACATCCTGTTGGGTTGTGCGATACTTACTGCCATTCTTGGCTTGTTAGGTATGCCGTTATTACTAGTGGAGTTCAACACATTCTTCATAATAGTAGACTTTGTTGGCATTTTAATTACGAGAGCTTTGATGAAGTTCTGTAAGAAGAAAGGAATTGTTTGAAATGGACGATAGCAAGTTAGACAAACTGAAGAATGACTTTGATGCGTGGGTGCATGAACTTTATTCACAAGGTGCAGTCAATGCCAAGGTAGCAAGTCTTGGACATATTCTTAGCCAGCAGAACATTGTAGCTAAGACACGACCGATTAAGTCTTCTTGGGCTTGGATTAGATGCTCAGACGGCAATCTTCAAGTTCATGTTGACCTCTTAAAGAAGTGTCCGTTCAAAGAATTTGGCGGCATGACTTGCGATGAAGCAGAACATGTGATTAACCATTTCAGCGAGGAAAGCAAATAAATACACTGAACGAAAGTGAGGTGTATTATGAAAATTTGTGGACTTGACCTTTCTTATACTTCGCCCGGTATCTGCATTGAAGAACTTGATGATAATCTCGATGTGATATCTTGCGAAGGCTATGGTTTTTCAATTCCTAAGTATGCTGGCGGGAACATCGTAGAATACCGCGGTAAGAAAGATTTCCCTGATGATTATGCCAGATTTGAATTCTTGCAGGACCACATTCTTAAGTGGGTTCAGGATTGTGAATATGTTTTCGTTGAAGACTACGCAATTAACGCAAGCGGCTTGGTCTTTGACCTAGCTGAATTTGAAGGCTACATCAAGCAAGCTCTTTACCGTTCTGGAAAGACTTTGCGATTCTATTCGCCGACTACAAACAAGAAATTTTATGCAGCATACGGCGGTGCTGACAAGATCTCAATGTATCAGGCTTTCAATGCCTTTACTGGTAAGAAGCCTAACATTTCAAATTTGCCGGTCGTGAACAAAGGCGACGGCGTGAAACCAACATCGGATATTATTGACGCCCACGCCCTCTGCGAAATGGGTAGACAAGAACTTCGTCTTCGCAGAAAAATTGACAAACTTGAAGATCTTCCTTCTCATGTTCAGGAGGTCTTTGCCCTCAAACAAGAGAAATCACTGAAGAAAATTGAAAAGAAGATTGCCAAAGGAACTGCAAAGAAACACGAAAAGGTCACGCTTGGCATTACAGAAACGCCGATGATTGGCAAGAACCTCTCAGATTTGGATAGAGGTGTCTAATGTCAATGTTCGGTGCTGATTTTGCGACGGGTGAGTTCATTCCAAGATACCCCGGCAAGTGTCTGAACAAAAACGGCAAAATGCCTGGGGTTCATAGCAAGATTACTTTCCGCTCCAGCTGGGAGTCAATCTTTGCGAACTGGTGTGACATTGAAGACAATGTAATCGAGTGGGGATCTGAATGTATTGAAATCCCTTACTTCTCGCAGATTGACAACAGGAAACATAAGTATGTCACTGACTTTATTGTCTTGACGAGGAATAAACACACCGGCAAGATTGAAAAGTGGCTCGTGGAAGTCAAGCCTGCATGTCAGGTACCGCAGCTTAATGAATGCGGCGCCATCATCTTTCCAGAGCTGAATAAGAAGAAAAAGTTGACACAAAAGAGAATTGATGCGTGGCAGGAACGCTGTAATGTACTACGCAGAAATCACGAAAAATGGACAGAAGCTAGGAAATGGGCTAGCCTGCACGGATATGTCTTCAAGATTATCACCCAGGAAGAGCTTGGCTTACTCGCGGAATAAATAAAATAAAAATTGGAGAATTTTAGCATGAAGTCAGATTTTCAGAAATTTCTTACAGAAGGCACAATGCCCAGCACAGGCAACATTGTGGTATTCTATGGCAGATATAACCCACCACATGTAGGGCACTTGGGCGTTGTGAAGAAACTCGCTGCGATGGCTAAGGAACAAGGCGGCGAAGCAATTATTTCACTTTCTGGCTCAGAAGACCCTGAAAAGAACCCGCTTACATTTGAAAAGAAGCGTCATTATGTTGAACTGATGTGTAAGCCTTATGGCGTCACAGTTGATGACAAGCCTTGTAATAAGGTCTATGATCTTATCCGTGACTGCGCATTCCTTTCACAGAAGCGCGGCGGCGGCACCGTAACATTGCTTGCTGGTTCTGACCGCGTCCCTGCATATCAGGGTTTCGCAAAATCACTTCTGAAGAAATATCAAGGCCGTGGTGAAATTCTCGATGTAAATGTTGTTGTTCAGGAAGCAATGGCTCGTGATTCGGCAGAAGCATTCTCAGCATCACAGATGCGTGCTTTCATTAAGAATGGCGACATTGAAGGCTTCGTTGAGCATGCTCCGTTTGACAACAAGGAAGAAGCTGAACAGATGTATCATGACTGCGCTAAGGGCATGAACATTGAAGAACATGCTTATCAGCCAGTTTTGGGTAAGTTGCTCGGTGAAGCACACATTTCCCACGATGCAAGCGATGTAAGAGCTGCAGCAATGGAAATGGGTAAGGAAGTTTCCGAACACATCAATGAGCTGACCGGAGAACCTGACCATTTGTGGTTTATCGGCGGTTGTGTTCGTGATGAAGTTTTGGGCAAGACACCGAACGATTTTGACCTTATCACGACAATGTATTACAAGACCTATGCCGAACTGTTCAACACAAAGGACATTCGTTTCAGAGGTAAGCAGATCATCGTTGTGCCGATTGTGGCAGGTGAAGAATTTGAAACTGCTTGCTTGCATAAGGGAGAAAAGATTGAAGACAACCTTCAGTTCCGCGATTTGACAATGAATGCTATGGCTCAGGACCTAGCTACTGGAAAGATTGTTGACCCGTGCGGTGGCTTGAAGGATATGAAGATGAAGAAGCTCAACCTAACGAATTTCATGAAGGAAGCGATGGCAGCAGGCGGTCAGCCGGTTGCAGTTCTTCGTGCCATTCGTTTCTACTCAACATACGGTTGGGACTTCACCGCTGACTCGCTAGAGACATTGAAGAAATTTAGCGAAGTAAACAAGGGCGTGCTTAAGGTGACACCTCGTCAGTTTGACAAGGACTGGCAGAAACTTATTAAGGGTTCAAATGTTCAGGGCGCCTTAGATTTGATTGTGGAACTTGGCTTCCATGATTACCTAATGAAATCACAGCCGCTTTACGCTGAATACCGCAATAAGGATGCTGAAGAAAAACCAGAGGCAGAAGAACCAGTTGAAGGAGCTGAAGAAGAATAATGAAAAGCGCATTTGATTTGCTAGCAGAAGGTAAAGCAGATCTTATGCTGCATCTTCTGGAGATTGCATCAAAGGGGAAAAACCTGTCAACCAAAATTGACGGTGCCCCTGCTGTTGTAATGTGGTCAGAATTCCCTGGGCTAAAAGGACCCGGGGTTTCCTTTAAGCTGATTATTCAGCAGACACAGAAAGGCACACCCGGTGCTTACTTCACTTCTGACGAAGAGATTGATAAGTTCTTCGCAGAAAAGGATATGGAAGAAGGACCGAAGAGACACCGTATTGCATCATTTAAGAATGCTTTGAAGCTCGCCCGCACAGTTAAGCCAGGAACCATGGTTTGGGGCGATGTATTCTATGGTGAGCCTTCTGAATTAACAGAGGTTGATGGACAACCAGCCTGCACCCCAAACACGCTAGAATATGTGTTTACGAACCCACAATGGGTTGAACAGATTGAAAGATCCAACTTCGGTATCTTCGTTCATACGAAGGTCTCTAAGAATTTTGACATCAGTAGAATAAGCGATGCAAGCACTTTGCTTGATAAATCGGCAGCCTTTGTCCTTGACCCGAATGATATTGAGCCGAAGATGAAGAACTTCAACGGACCGGCTATAGGCCAGATCCGAGCACGCATTAACTCATTGCAGTCTTTGAAGGATCCGAAATTCCAGAAGTTGATGCGTAAGGCATTTAAGACAAAGGACTTCTCAATCCTCGGACCAGACAGCGATAACATCGCAGATCTTTGCCGTTTGATTGGTGAATGCTTGAATGACATCACTGACCAAATCGGTCTTGCCGGTTTCTATACACGACACAACGGCAAGATGAGCGGAGGCGAAGGTTTCGTCGTCAGTGACGGAGCAGATGCAATGAAGCTCTTGACCGATGATTTTACGGAGAAAAACCTAGCCCACATGCATCAAGTTCATGAAAAGGCTAAGCAGTTGACCGAAGCAATTAACAATCTTTTGAAGGTAATGAAATGAACCTAATGGAATTTTACAGCAAGACCTGTCTTAATCACCTGAACGAAAAGTTCCAAGGCGATAAGATTTTGATGTACACAACATCAAAGAGCGATGACTACGATAAGTACTTCAACGCCCAGGAATTGAGATTTGCGAACAATGCCGGCAACATGTATGGCCTTGGCATTTACACAACCCTTGAACCGCCTGAAGAAAGTAAGGCCGGTTGGAAGAGCGACACAAGAGCTGAACTTTACGGCAACAACATCTATGAATTCTCTTTGAACTCCGACCGTTTGGTTTATTTCCTTTATGACTATTTCGTCAAGTCAGCACTGTTTAAGAAGTGTGGTTCGCCTGATGAAAGCTCATTCATTGAAGCGCAGATGAAGTATTTCAAGCTGAACATCGATGCAGATGATCTTGCTCGCATTACTCCATCAGCATCTAGAAATAACGCTAAGTGTGCTTTTGCCTTCTACCGTTTGATGAATGCTGAGTATTATCAGCGTGATGACGGCACATTGGAAACGCCTATCGCAGGCTTTGTTTATGAAGGTAAGCAAGACGGCCTTGTCGGTGTTATTTGGAACCCATACGAAATGACAATGACCCGCAAGAATATTGGTGGTGAATGGCAGCCTATTGAGAATACAAAGAAGAACTCAAAGGCAAACGACATCAAGGCTCGTATCTTTGACGGCAACATGACTGACGAAAAAGTCAAGGTTTACAAACTGCTTCAGGGAACAAAGGATGACGAAGGCGTAGGCGGTCAGTTCGTTCATGTTGTCATTCATGACAATAAGACTATTGATTTTACCTATAAGTCACTTGTTCCACAGGCAGATGGTTATCGCCATTGCTTGGTGATGCAGCAGAACAATTACTTTGATGAAATCTTCAAGATGGGCTATCGCTTTGGTAAGGTGGACGCATGGCTTAAGCTAGGTCACTCAACACAGGCAGTGTCCGAATCTTATACCCCGACACAATGCCCGGCTAAGTACTGGCCGAAAATGGTGACTGAAGGCTTCTATTTGTCAGCAATGGAAATCACCGACGCTGAACTTGCTGCGTTGAAGAAACACAAGTCAGAAACCGGCAAGTTGGCAATTCGTCGCTGCAAGCTCTTGACTGCAAACCTTGAAGGATTTGAAATTGAACGCCTTGATGAATGCTCTGCACCTGACGATGTAGCAGAAAAGCTCATGAGCAAGTATGATTGTCAGGTAAGGAAACAGTCTGATATTGACGCTGAAATTGCTCAGAAGGAAGCAGCTAAGAAGGCTAAGGAAGAAGCCAAGCGTGCTGCCGAAGAAGAGAAGAAGCGCAAGGCTGCTGAACGTGAAGCTAAGAAAAAGGCCAAGGAAGAGGAAGCTGCAAAGAAGGCAGCAGCCAAGGCGGCAAAGGCCAAGAAATAAATAATGTAGAGGAATTACAATGATTACCATACAAGAATTTATGTTAGAGGCACGCCAAAAGTTGCCGCCCGTTGCTCCGGCTCCTACAAAGAAAGCTGGGACAAAGAAGGAAGTTTCATCAACCGATAAGCCACAGACAGCCGAAGAAGAAAAGGCTATGGCTGAAGAAAAGCCAACCACTGCGAAGATCCCTAACCGCAACATCAGTACATTTGATACATTGAAGCAGTTCCCTGATGTACTTGCTGAGCTTGAAGAAATTGCTGGTGGCGTGATGGTCAGCGATGAAGAATTTGATAATCCTGACTTTAACGGCTTGTTCTATAAGACATCAAACAGTGCAAGCGCTAAGCCTAAGCTTTGTATCGGTAAGGGCTCTTCTGCTGAAAGCAACTTGTTTGATGCAGGTGCTGAACAAAGCGGTGCATCTGACATGGTGATTAAGTTACCTTGCGGTGCGAAGATTGCTTTGCATCAGTCAGCTAAGTCAAAATCATTTAAGTACCTCAAGAACACGACTGACTTCCAAGAAGCCGTTATCGGCGCTTTGATGCAAATGCGTGTGGACAACATTCCTATTCCTGTGCCGACTGATAAGAAGAAAGCCAAATATCCAGTGCAGGCTTGGATGGAATCATCTGACCCTGTAAAGAAGACAGGTATCTGTAAATACATTGATTACTCCGTTCCTGCTGAAGATGTTGAACAGTTCCAGACTGAAATCAACATGATTTTGACATCAGGAAACAACGGCTGGCGTAATTGCTTTGAAGCGATTTACAAGGTAGACTGGAAGTCGGAAATCAATAAGATCTTCATTCACAAGCCTACTTGGTTCAAGCCTCTGTTCATCCATGATAACATGAGATTGCCTAGCACAGTCAAGGCATCAGCTTCTAAGTTCTTGGGTAAGCAGCGCTGTGGCGTTCAGAAGGATGTGGTTGATAAGACCGATATTTTGCTTGTTTTCAATGCAGCCGATGCAGTTCCTTTGATGGACCGTTGCATGGCATTTACAAAGGACCAGATCCCTGAACACAATGAGTTCGTTAACGAAATGATTAACCAAGGAAAGATGCTTGGCATTTCAATGAAGCAAACTGGCACAAGCGTTATGGTCGCTGCGGTTAACTTCAACATCAAGACAACCGCTGTCGGTGATAACATCAACGACGAATATAAGGTTGTCGTTCAGATTGACCCAGATGATCCTAATAACTGCACATTCAACTGCAATAAGAAGAACCTCGTCATTCCTCAGTTCAAACCTGATGTTAAGACCTACCGAATTGATGTGCCGTTCAACCGTGGACACGGCAAGGACTTGCATGCTGGCGATGGTGATATGTTGGGTATCTTCATTCGTGAAGCAGGCGGAACCATTCAATGTAACTTCGGCCTTAAGGGTGCTAAAGCATTCTTCGGTAAGGGAAACCTCGCCCTTAAAGAAATACTTCCTGCTGAACCGAATTATGTGCCGATTGACTTGACAGCGATTGTTAAGAAGAACATTGATGCTGGTAAATCAGTTCCTGAAGCGGTATATGAAGGTGTGAAACGCATTGCATCGCTCATCTTTACTCACCCTTGGACCTTCACCAAAATCTTTGCTAAGTCAGCAGGCTACCCGCTTGCCATCGTAGGTAAGGATAAGAAAGGTAAGAAGAAACTCAATTATGAATTTATGGCAGCACCTTACATGAAGGTGTTCTAAAAAGAACTTCGGAAAAAATTTTCAAGATGGCGTTCAAAAAGCGCCATCTTTTATTATATTTTGAATATGAATAATTTACACGAAAAGTTATGGACATCCTTTAATGACATTTCCTTTGAGGAAACCCGTCATAAGTATACCGATTCGTTAGGCACTAATTTCCAATCCGCAACAGGTTGGTATAAGCAGTTTGTGCCTGAAGAAGACTGGGATTTGAAGGCGTTCAACTCAGCCGTGAAAGATCTGAAGAAGCAGGGCGTTGCTGTTGACATTGATGAAGACAACATGACGCCTGAAGAAATTGAAGAAATCAAGAAAATCATCGCTGAACAGTATGCAGCAGTTCAGGCTAAGTGGAAATATGCAGGTGACTATGCTTGCGCTTTGGGAACCCAAATCCACTCAGTCATGGAGAACTTGTGGTATAAAAAGGACTACAAGTTTGATGATAGGCTTGAAGAAAAATTCCCGGGCATGAAAGCAGATTTTGAATGGCGTAAGAAGTTCCGCTGTATTCCGCTCTTCAACAAGATGAAGCGTGTATATGCACCTGTTGCGAATGAATTTGTTGTGTATGACCAAGAACATGCTATATGCGGAACCATTGATATGATTGCCTATAACATGAAGACAAGGAAGTATGCAATTATTGACTGGAAGACATCAAAGAAGTTTGACACAACGAACTACTTCGGCGACCAATGCTTGAAGGAACCGTTCTCTGACCTTCCGGTCTGTAATACCGTGGAGTATTCTCTACAGCTCAGTTTGTATAAGTACATGCTTGAAAAGAAAACCGGCATGGAGATTGACGAACTCTTGCTGTTTCAGATCCCAGGACAAGAAAACAAGCTACCGCTTGTTCATCGTTGCATGGACCTTTCTGGCCGTATTAAGGATTTCTTAGAGAATAAAAAGTAAATTCCACTATTTACATTCCGCCCAAATTTTGTTATTTTATTTCAACAAACTGGAGTAAAGTTTTATGAATTTCTTAGAAGAAGCAACAGGATATAAGGAAACCAAGAGAGACAAGGTTCTTCTTATTGACACAAACAACCTAAGTATGCGATGCTTGTTCGCGCTGGCCTACGACCCAACGGACACGCAGTTCACCATCTACAAGAACGCATTCTTGACATCTCTCTGCAAGTCAGTCAGACAGTTCAAGCCTAACAAGATTATCTTCTGTATGGAAGGTTTTCATAACTGGCGCCGTGACGTTTTTGCGGATTACAAATGCAGCCGAGCCCCGGGACGAGAAGCCTCTCCTGTTGACTTTGACGCATTCTTCCAGATGAACAATGAATTCATTGATGACTTGTCAAAGAGCTTGCAGAACTGCTTGTTCTTGAAGGTTCACCGTTTGGAAGCAGATGACCTTGTGGCATTGACAACAAAGTACATGAAGCAGTGGGACATCACTCTCATCTCAACCGATAAGGATTTTTACCAGCTTCATAAGTACCCGAACTTCAAGCAGTGGGATCCGATTAAGAATAAGTACATTCAGGTTCTTGACCCGAATGTCGCCTTGATGCAGAAGATTATCACGGGCGATAAGAGCGATGACATTCCTCAGTTGAAGAAGGGCGTTGGACCGAAGACCGTTGAAAAGATCTTGATTGAAGGACTTCAGGATTGGCTTACAAAGAACGATCTTCAGCAGCGCTTTGATGAAAACCGTCGCTTGATTGACTTTGACTTTATCCCACAGGAATTTCATCAGCCAGTGATTGACATCCTCGAGAACTGGAAGCAGGGCAAGTTCAACGGCCGAGAATTTTACAACTTCGTTGTGAAACACGGCATGGGCGTTGCTCTTGAAACACTTGATGAAAAGATTGAAACATTCAGCCAGATCCGTGGGGCAAACGAGGAAGACACAGGTCCGGAAAAGATTGACATTCCTAAGCAGCCGCAGAAGATTGAACCTCCCCAGCAGACCTCTTGGGAAAAGGACGAACCTTGGTATGCAACTGGTCAACCTGCACCGGCATCTGACGGATTTTCTTGGAGCTAAAAATGAAACTGAAATACAAGCCAATTTACACATCCGCTTTGGAATCATATAAGGAGCTTTCAACCTGTTCTAGGTTGAAGGTTTCTGCTATTCTCGTTAAAGACGGACGCATTCTGTCAATGGGATATAACGGAACCGCTCCTGGGCAGCCACATTGCTGCGACCGTTTCATTCGCATCGGTGACCGTTATTACATTGGAGAATATGCACCTCCTGCGGAAATGGCTCAGTATGAAGTTTCAAAAGAAGAATGGTTTGCGGAACATCACAAGTTCTCGGAACATCACGAAGTGCATGCAGAAATGAACTGCATCGCTTTTGCGATTAAAAACCGTATTGATGTTTCTGACTGTGACCTTATCATCTCAATTTCGCCTTGCATTCAGTGTGCTAAACTGATTGCGGCAGTAGGCATCAAAAATGTTTACTATGTTGATGATTATGACCGCAACCCATCAGATGGACTCAAATACCTATTAGCGAACGGAGTCGCTTGCTGCAAACTTGCAGATGCAAGAGACGATGTCGTAAGAACTTATGAAGATGTAGTTCAGAGGGAAGGATGATTAGAAAAGAAACTCTTGTTAACCTTGAAACGGTTAGCAATTCAGAACTTCGTGAAGCGATGACTTTGATTATGGAACATGGCTACGGTGTTCTTCCAAAGTCAAAAAGAAATGTTGATGCATTCATGTTTGAGTCTGTCCCTGAAGCTGCAGAGGCTATTGGCTGGGACATCTCTATGCAAGGCGTCGGTCTAGACGTTTGTAATGACCGCTCAACACTTTATTACAAAGGCTGGTTCATCGCATCTTTCATTAGACCTAGCAACAAAAGCAAAAGATGCTACATTTCCGCGATGGAAGAATGGACATTTGAACCGGGTGACGGCAGAGCAAATGTTTATCTATGCGATGATGATGTTGAAGAAGCGGCATATACATGGCCTACGATGGACGGTCATGACATTTATGAGAGCACTGACCAATTCAGCAAACTAGCTTCTGATGATTTTTACACGCTTGAAAAATACCAAACCGGCCTCAAGATGGCCAAGGAAAAACAGCCGATGATAAAGGCTGCCATTGACATGCATGAAGAATACATTAAAGAAGTTGATACACTTGCTGTAGGCGTTGCTGCTAAGATGAAAAAGCTAGACACCAAATATAAGCTGAAAGTTGAAGCGTTGAAAGCAAAGATAAAGAAGGACTAAAATGTTCACAGGATATTTTGCCAGACTTAAGGCGTATGAAGAAAGAGGACTCATTCCTGTTTCCATTTGCGGTAAGGCGCCGGATTGGTATAAAGGCCATGAATATAAAGTGCTTGCTCCTAAGTGGGAATTTTTCAATGAATGGAAAAACGGCGATCACAAGGGAGACAATGACTATTACACCAAGCATTTCAAAGAAGAAGTGCTTGATAAGTTGTATGTCCAACAGGTGGTCAATGATCTTTTGAAATTTGGTCCGCTTGATAAAATTGTGCTAGTCTGTTATGAAAAGACGGGTGATTTTTGTCATCGTCATATCGTAGCAGATTGGTTCAATGGCAATGATATTGGATGTATAGAATACCTGCTGCCTGCCGACTTTGTTGGAGTTATAGCAGGTTTGTCAAATCTGCAAGGAGAAGTGCCTAATGAATAATACGCAGAAAGATCGTTATGAAAACAAGCTCGCTCGTTTTATGAAAGAAGAAGATAAACTTTGGAGAAAGGCTCGTGATGAACGCGGTTTTCTTAGCATTGAAACATGGTCAGCACTAAGAGACGATCTTCAAAAGCAGTATGGATTTTCAGAAGCTGATTGTCAGCGTGCTTATGCTTTGCATCGTCATCATTCTGATAGACATTATTGGTGTGATGCTGAATTTCATAAGGGCGAACAGAAGCAGAACAAAATTGACAAGGCAGAAAGAAGAATGAAACCCTCAGACGAATCTCTGGAAGCAGAGCTTAAGGCTGAACAAGATTGGATTTTGGACGTATATGACAACTAAGAGAAAACGAATTTATGCGATGTCCCACAAGGACTTTGACTCAACGATGGAAAAGCTAGGCTGGAATGACACTGATGGCGCGGCTCCAAATGTCGCTATCATTTCCATTTGTTGCTCGCCGGCCTTCCGTCAAAAGTACTTTGAACGTCATAATACACAGGACGAACATTGGTTCAAATGCAACGAGTTCCGTAATGTGTTGAATGTTGACTTTGATGATATCTATGAGGAAAAACTTGAGACTGAACAGTATGGAACTGCATACGGCATTTCAGACGAACAGGCAAAGCAGATCATTCAGTTCGTCAAAGACAACCGCGATGTTGATGAATGGTACATTCACTGCCATGCAGGGAAAAGCCGTTCTGTCGCAGTCGCAGCGTGGATTAGAAACTACTACTTGAGAAACAAACAAGACGCTAAATGTTTTACCGCTCATGGCTTTATGGGCGAAAATCCTTTTGTGTATAAAAAGCTAGAAGAAAATGATAAAGATATTTCTTGACATTGAAAACACCGTGCTTGATGATCTTCAGAATGCGGAGTTCATGTGTGATAACTGCAACCGCATTAAGATGTTCATTCAAGGCATTAAGAATGATCTTTTGACGGTCAACTTCTTTACATGGGGTTGGAAGACAAAGGATGAAATTGAACCTGAAGTGGTCAAGCTGATGTTTGACCGTTTAGGCATTGAAGAAAAGTACCGTGGCGATGTCTTCGTGAAAGAAGACTCTGTTGACTTGATGATTAAGCAGGGATTCTTGAAAGAAGAGGATCGTGCGGAGGCTTTAATTCCTGGGGCTATGATGAATGAATTCGGCTTGACGAAAATGGAATGTTTTCATCGCATGGCTGAAAAGTTCATTCCCGGGACAAAGGCTATTTTGATTGATGATCTTGTTGAGGACATTGAGGCTGACGAACTCGAAGGCAACAGATCTATTGCGAAAATTAACCCTTCATTCATAGGAACCGACGATGCCGACTGTTGAAGAAAGATTGGAACACCTAGAAGAAATCTGCCGAAAGCAGCAGATTGAAATTGACAAGCTGAAACACCATGTTCATCATTATAATGATTATGGGTATCATGGTGACAGGGATACATCTGAGCCATATCCGGGAATGGTAAATTACGTCGTTCATCCCCGAACGTCAATGAAGAAGACGGAAGATTAAATTATTTGAACCATTGAAGAATGGTTCATTTTTTGTTATTTTTATCCAAAAAGGAACAACAATGAAGCACTGGATAAAAAGCAAACTTAAGGACAAGATCTTTCATGACCGTGGAGGATTGTCCATTAACCATGTTGATACTTGGGTCAACTGGTGTGAGGTGAAAGCCTTCTTTAAGGCTGCCAATAGCGTCTCGAAATTTGAGTACTTCATCAACGGACTTTTCATACTTTCTGTTATTGCGATTTGTGCGCCATTTGGCATGTCATCAAATGAAAAGCTAAATGACAAGGTTGATGACATTGCAGAAGTTATGACAAGAACTCACATCAAGATCTTGAACTGTATTTTCTGGAAAGGAATTTGGGATTCGTTTTTAGATTGTCTTGAAGACGAAGAAAAAGACGAATACATGAAAAAGTATCCTGTCAGATATGAATTCATCAAGAAGAAAGAAAATCGTTTCACGAACATATATAACCTTGCCGTTGAGCGTGATGGATTGACAACTAAACAGCGCAGGTTTGTTGCGAAATTCTTTAGTTGGCACCGCATAAAGGATATTCAAAATAAAAGGGAAAAACATGAACATAAAAGAAAAACTCATTAACCTCTTCAACAAGAAATTTGACTCAGGCATTCCTGATGAACAATATGATTACGAGCGTGCTCTTTACGAGAATATGCTTGCGGACAAGGAAGGGCGTCCGAAGACTGAAGTCAACATTGAAATTCAGAAGCACTATGAGGAAGTTGGAAATCCTGTTGATGTGTTTGACATCCGTGAAGAAATCTCTTTGCTTGTCAAAAAGAAAAAGGATAACGCTTTCCTTCGCACTCGCTTTGTGAAACCGAATCGTCATGTGGGTTCAGACATCTTCTCGCATCCGTTCACAGGTTCTTATGAACATCAGGATGAGAATGGTAACTGGGTACCGGGTCCGGCTTTAGGTCACGGCTATGAAGGTGGCTATGTAGATTATTCATGCGATGTATCCGAATTTTTCGGAAAGATCATTAAGAGATTTAAGAAATGAAAGAACGATACAAGTGCCTAACCAATCTTGGCATTTTCAAAAGATGGGGAGAAACTGAAGACGAGGTTAAGAAAGACCTCTCTTCTTTTATCCTTGAAAGGTATGGCGTCAAAGGCCAGATCTTTGAAGTAGAAAAGGACAAGACCCATAAATATACTCCAGAAAAGGAATTGAAAAATGAAAACGGATAAAGAAGAAAGAACCAGGATCTTCCTAGACACCTGTAAGCAGTTTGAAACAGATAAGGTTTTGAAGGAAGCAACTGAACGAGCAAAGGCAAACACTGAAGTTTTGACACTCAGCAAAGTTAACGATTTTGATGTGCCTGATGTTTATGACAAGGATTGCGAAATCAAGGTCACGAAACGCTCTACATTTGATGCAGGTCGTTCTTATGGCGGAAAGGTTGCGGTATTGAATTTTGCATCTTCCACGAACCCAGGTGGTGGCGTTAAGAAAGGCTCTTCTGCTCAGGAAGAATGCTTGTGCCGTTGTTCTAACTTGTTCCAGTGCTTGGACCAAAAGAAAACATGGGACGGTTTCTACACGCCGCATCGCAATGAAGGCAACGCTTTGCATAATGATGACATCATTTACACAAGAGGTGTCACCGTTGTTAAGTCAGACGCATATATGCTGCTTTACCGCCCAGCAGTTCTTGATGTTATCACTTGTGCAGCTCCTAACTTAAGAGCTCAACCGACTAACCCGTATAACACAGAGCATGCACCGGCACCTGAAATCTCCAATGAAGATCTTATGAAACTTCATGAAAGAAGAGCATGTGCCATTATGTCCGTTGCGGCAAAGGAAAATGTTGAACATCTTGTGGTCGGAGCATTCGGTTGCGGCGCATACAGGAACCCGCCTGAAGTTGTTGCTCAGGCTTGGAAGAATGTTCTGCCGAAGTATCGCCGTTGCTTCAAGACGATTGAATTTGCGATTTACAGTAGCAAAGACACTGTCAATTATGACACCTTCAAAAAGGTTTTAGGATAAAGAAATGAAAGCATTCGTTTTATCAGATATTCACACAGACATGTGGTACTGCTATGCAGTCAAGCCGTCACGGTTGAAAGGTGATGACCCGAAAGAAGATGTCGTTGAAGACACACTGAACCATCTCTGGAAATTCAAGGATTATCCTGAAACGGATGCTATCATTGTCCCAGGGGATGTCGGAAACGATTTCTTGACATACACCAGAACTATCACATGGCTGTCAAAGAAGTATAAGCAAGTATACATTGTTCTCGGCAACCACGATGTTCTTGCAAGAGGCGCGACACCATCGCAGTCTAACGTGCAGTTCAATACATCGGACGATAAGGTAGCCGCTTTGAAGGCTCATGCTGCACAGTATCCGAATGTTCATTTGTTGGATGGCGATGTTCATAACGGCATCGGCGGCACAATGGGCATGTGTGATTTGAAGTGTGAAGTCGTTCCTTGGCGGAACATCAAGTTTGACTGGAAGAAGTGGTTTGATGGAAAGCATTGGAAACACTACATTTCAAAGGACCCAGAGGAAATCTGGAATGCTGAAGCAGAAAAGTTGAACAAGATATTGGAACAGAAACCGAAGATTGTCATGACACACTTCGTTCCTTACGAAGCGGGTATAAATTGGCATTATCGGAATGACCCATGCAATGTGTTCTTCTATTTCAATGCTGAAGAATTTCTGGATAAGATGGAAGACGGCACATTGTGGCTTTGCGGACATGTTCACGACAAGAAGATCATCAATTGGGTGAACAGCAGCGGAAAGCATATCACAATTCTCTGCAACCCGTCAGGCTATCCGGGAGAAGGGTCAATGTATGCAGACAAGGCCGATGTTGAAGACGGAAAACTTAATCGGTATTCTGGAACAACGGAATGGTCTGACTTCATAATTGACATTCCTGAAGAATAATTTTGTAAGGCTAGGGGTTTACAAGCTCCTAGCTTTTTATTAAATTTAATTCAAACGAGGAAAACATGAAGTTTAATCTCAAAAGATTTGATGACTTAGGCAAGTGCTCTTACGCAACGCTTAAGGATGAATATGACACAGACAAAGATATCATCTATCTTGATGAAAAGCCACAGGAAATCAAAAGCATAGATGATCTTTTCAAGTTCATTTGGCGCTGCCCAGGAATTGCATTCACCGACAGAGCAACAGGAAAATCTGCAGCTCATTTCTGGGGACCGAATGATGCATGGTATAAAGACTATTACAGTTCTTCGGGAGATCTTGTTAAGCGACTTGACGAACAAAGAGCTTTGGTTGAACAAAGACTGAGAGAAGACAATGCAGAAGTTTGAAAAATTTAAGCAGCTAGAATTTGTCTTTGAGAATTGTGAATGCGTTCTCATTGACGTTCAGGCTATTTCATTTTGGTACATGCATGAAGGCGGACAGAACTTCAGATGGGACCCGCATAATGAAGAGCTTGACTATGCCGCAACTCTTGATGAATTTGCCATCACTTTGAAAGATGATCCGAAGTATTACCATTATTCGGATAATCAGCGTGATATCTTCACAAGACACGGCACAATGCCGGAAGGCGAAACTGCTTTGAGCCGTATCAAGACAGGAACTGACCTCAGTCAGATTTACATCGGCGACCATTGTTATAACCTGCCTTGGAAAACAAAGACAACCAAAACTGACTTTCTTCCTATCGTTGATAATGACAACCTAAACATCAAGGTAGACGAGAAGGGAATTAAGATTTATGCCAAAGGAGGCATTGAGCGATGAAAGAACCTAATTATGATGACTTGACCATTAATGAACTTCGCACTTTGCGAGACAATGCTGACCGCGTTCTTCAAAGAAAAAAGAAAGAGGATGAAGAAGAAAAGCTGAAGGCTGCTGCGAAGGATTTTGAAGGCAAGTGGTTTGTTAAATATGACAAGACAATGAATATGAACGCTGCTCTTGTTGAAGACATTCTTGTGAACCCTACTTATTATCACATCAAGAAGGTTCATTACACCGGTCGCGGTTTCATCAATGCAACTTATACGAAGTTCAAGTTATATCTCGAAGAACCAGGTGTAAGCACGCATTTGTTTGAACCAAAAGATGATGAAAGATACATGGAACTGTCCGTCTATAAGGACATTATCGGAAACATTGATGTTGATGACTTGAAAAAGGAAGTCAAATACGAAGATGTGAAGCACCATGTTGAAGGTGCCAAATATGATTGGGAAGCTGCATTAGCAATTCTTGACAAGGAAAAAGATGCTTAAGATAAATTCAAATTTTCAGGACTATTATGATAGCGCCATCGGATCCTTTGCGGAATCCGAAGTAGTCATCAACCGTAAAACGAAAGAGTTGAATAAGCGTGACTTACAGCCTGTCATTCCAGCTGACATTGTTAAGCGAGGCTATCCTGAATTTGATTATGTCTGGAACATGCATAAAGATAGAACCTTTTCAACATGTGCTATCGGCGCTATAGGATTTTGCGGTAGGTGGTACTACTTTATCTGGGATGAAGGGAAGATCAGATATGTAACCTTTGACATGATTGTAGAAAATCATGCCACAACCACATTCTGGTCTTTCGTCACCCGGAGGAGGGAATCTGTAAAGCTGGTTGACTTGAACACAATTCCGTTCTTTCAGTCAGAAATCTTCGAGAAGTATGGACCTGTTCTTTACTTCCCGTCAATTAAGTTTCAGTACCTTGATAATTCATCTATCCGCTATGAAGGACAACAAATGGATCTTGTTGTCTTTCCTGAATTGAAGTCAATGAATTTTCAGACGCAGAAAGATCCATTCTCAGCGCTTTGGGAACTTGAACATTGGTATGATACACATGCCCGTCCTGATGATGCAAAGGTTCCTGTCGGCGATGATTTAACAAGATTGAAGTCAGCAGGCTTTGACGCTAAAACTTCTTTTAGAAAACCTAAGGAGAAAAAATGAAAAAGGTAATACTAGGAATCGCACTTGTTGCTTCCGCAGCATTTGCAGATATTAAACTTGACTTCCAAGTGTCCGTTAATCGTATGGGCTGCTCTCTTGTGCAGTGGATTGAAAACGATTATGAAAGCGGCGTGAAATGGAAGCACTACGGAAAGTTTGCTTGTAAGGATCCTATCAAGGTTCCGGTCAAGCTCGTAGGATTGAAGTTCCTTGATGTTTCTAAGAACCTCAAGGGAGAATACATTTTCACATACGGAGAAGAATAATGAAAAAGGCAATTACATACTTCAACATCGCTGGCTTCAAGGCTATCGTCTTTGCATTCGGTATCGCTTTGAAGGTCGGTAAGATTCTTCTTTACCCGCTTTGGCTGCTATGTGCAGTTCTTTACGGTCTGTCCTGGTTCATCGTGCCGATTGGCGACAAGATTGATGAGCTCTTGACGAACGCTGTGACGAATACAGTCACTGGCATCTTTGGCCTCTTTAAGAGAAAGAAAAATGTCGGTGACACTGTATAGCATATTAGAGCTATTAACAATGTTATGCCATGCAATTGGGTTTGCTGGCTTACTCCTGCTCGGCCTCGTGATTGGCTACAACCTCGGGTGCTGGGCAGCAAACAAATTTAGAGGTAAAGACGATGAACCAGAACAATGATACCAATGTAGGCTGCTTGATTTTATTCATTCTGTTTATTCTAGCATGCTTTGATGTCATACCTTTTACGGCATTCTTAATCATCTTTATTTTCTGCCTTTTATTTGGGTAACCTATGAAACTTTATTTTATCAGACATTGGCGGACAGAAGCAAATCTGACCGGCAAGATGGCTAAGAACTACGATGAAGCAGATATCATCGCTGACTATCCAGAAGGCTGGGACAAGAAGGTCGGATGTCACATCAGCGAAAGCGAATGCTCTTTGCTTGTCTCAAGTTTCGCAAAGCGTTGTCAGCAAACATGTGAACTCGTGTTTGGAAGAAAACCTGATATGCGAAATGATATAGTCGGCGAGTTTGATTGTGCTGCACTTGGTGACAGAAAATTCTGGGAAATGACAAGAGAAGAATTTGAAGCTCTTGTTCCTTTAACGCCAAAACAGATGGAAGAAAAGGCAGATCATATTTTACGATTTGCTGACTGTCTTCATGGTTTGTGCCATGAAAATGTAATCATCATGACACACGGCATGGTCATTCGTTATCTGTATCATTACTTTACAGGCAACAAGGGAATTTCTGCCTATGATGTGATTAACAGCAAGGGCTTTGAATTTTCTAACCTTGACATGCTTGTGTATGATACCGAAACCCATCAAGTCACCGTTCATCGTTATGATGACAAGAAAATGTTCTGCTAGGAGACAACATGGTAAAATTTAATGTTATGCAATTTCCCGGGCAAGGAAATCGAGTCGCGATTGAAATCATTGACGATGCAGAAGGAACACCGGGATCCTCTCGTCAGTACACAAGATTCAGATCAGAAGTGCTGCCCGAACTTAAGAAGCACTTTAACAATGAAGAAGCACCGTTTTCAGAAAAGCTTGAGGAACTGCTGAATAAACATCAGTTCACCATCGCTGACCACAAGTGGTCTACTGAAAGCCTCGTTATCATCAACAGTTACAAAATTGACACAAAGGAATAAACATGAGAGAATCTATTGCTCTTAAACTCATCTCTATGATGATTGTATGCGTTATCGGTTGCATCTTTCTAAGTGCTATCGGACTGCCTTGCTTCGTAAACTGGATTTGGGGTTTCGTTCTCGGTTGGAACTGGAACACCATCTGGAACTGGGCTTGCGACAAATTAGGTAAGTGATGGTCTTTAACGGAAAGATAGAAGATCTTAAAGTTGTCAGGAATGGCGATTATGTCGAGTATCGTATTCCTGACAATGATCATCTTCTTTGGCGGTATAATGCGCTTCAGGCGTCAATGTTTGTTGGCAAGCCAGGCTGTCAGACCCAAGAAGAATTTGATGAAGGCGTAAGACTTTGTCTTCAGGCCAGAATGCCTTTAGTTAGACCCGTAAACATTCTTGATTGGGGAAACCCAACATTTGAGGTTCTTTAGGAAAAATTTCGCCCACTGCTGAACATCGTGAAAAACTTTGTTATATTTTGTTTGAATTTTTAATAGGAGAATTACATGCAAGAATATAACAAAGACACCGCGATGGAAACTATGTTCAACATGCAGGAATCACTGCAGAACGCTATCGGAGCAAAAAGAGGAACTATCTGTCCCAATTCGTGGAACTCTGACATCCCTGACAAGTACCGCACTATGGCTATTGAGTCAGGCTACTACATGATGTCAACTGTGACCGAACTGTTTGAATTCTTTGAACAGTGGAAGAAGGATAATTATCAGTTCACTGACTTGGTGAAGTTTGAGCTCATTGATGCATGGCACTTCGTCATGAACCAGCTGCTTTACATGAACATCAAGCCTACACAGACTGTTGAATGGTTCTATAATAAGGCAAAGGAAAACATTGCCCAGGTAGATTTCGTAAATCACGACCTCTATCACATTGTCGGTGGCGTTGTTGAAACAATGGGTGAAATTTATCAGAACTCTTCTTACAAGAAATGGAAGACATACGAAACACCGAAGGAAGATGCATTGAAGTTGCAGGTGCTTGCCGAAAACTTCTTGTTGAAGTTCTTTGAGTTGTTCGTGGTGACCGGAATGAAGCCAGAAGATATCTGGAAGTTCTATTACGAAAAGAACGCTGAAAATTTCAAGCGTCAAGAAAAAGGTGGAAGATATGAAAAGTAATTTCCTAGAATGGTTTGGCTATGCTCTCGGAGCCGGCCTATGCCTTCTTTTGCTTGCGGGTATCGCCCGTAATGACAGTCAGTACCCATCAAAGTACCCCGCAGTGGATTCTTCCTCTTCGGTTGTCATTGAACCCACAAGAAAGTAATTTCACATACACACGCATTTGGAAAAGTTTCCGCTCAAAAATAATTTGGGCGAAAACTTTTTTATATTTTAATCAGATTACAAATAGGAGAAACCAAAATGATTAAACAAATGAACTATGACTCTAAGTTTATCAGCCTGATGACTGAACTTGCTGCTATCAACCCGCAGTTGATTTTCAAGCAGGCCGAAGACAAGGTCTCTGTCAAGGCTATTGAAGCAAAGAACAAGTCAATCTGCTTCTTCTTGGATGCACCGGCTGATGCTTTCAAGTTTGAATCTGAAAGCTTGGCTGTCATTGACTTCAACCGTCTCGTCAGCTATTTCAATACCTTCAACGTTGCAGGTAAGAAGGACGACGCTAACAGCGACTCGCCGATCCTCTCCGTTGAATACTCCGATGACGAAGCAACAGAAGCAATCGTCATGCACATCAAGAGCTCGAAGCAGAAGGCAGCATTCCGTCACCGTCTCGCAAACGAAGATGTGATTGTGAAGCCGAACTTCAGCAAGATCAAGTTCCCGACAACAGATGCAACCTTCGCATTGTCTAAGGACCAGCTTGACGATTTGAACAAGATGCAGAAGTTGACCGCTGCTGACCGTATCAAGTGGGCATTCCACGACTCTGTCTGCACAGTGACTTTGTTCAACACAAGAACCAACGATACTTACGAAAATGATTACATCATTGATGCAAGCGTTGATGCACCGTTTGACTTCACAACTGTCGCAGACGGTATCGGCCTTCTTCCGGATGGTGGTTATAAGATTGTGGTGTCTAAGGCTGGTATCATGAGCTTGACTCAGGACCGCACCGACGCTATCAACCTTGAGCTCTACATTGCCAAGACTGGTAAGTAATGGTTAAAAAGATTGACCTACACGACGGTTCCATTTGGAACCGTCTTTTTTCGTTTGATGTAAGCGACGATTTCGTTGACTTAATCATTGACGGAATTGCCCCATCATGGGTGAGATGTGACGATTTAGCCAGAATGCAAATTCGTCAAATGTATAAGGCGGCAATAAATGTTCGTAAAGAGGAGTTTTTCAACCTACAGGCGAACTATCGTGTATACTCATGCCACCTGCTTGATGAGCATTTGAGGGCGACAAAACATCCTGCCTGCAGATACGCCATCACTTCAAATTACACTGCCGGTATTCTGCGAAACATTTATAATGAGCAGAAGGCAGACTCACTTGCGCTAAAAGCATCTATACAAAAGAAGCAACTTCAATGGGACCGTGCAGGTCGTAAGATACGGCAAAAGATGGGCAAGCGTCCAAAGTTGCCGGATAATATGTTCTGTATCAAGTACCCTACTCTAGCTCTCTTTGCGGAGGACAACCTAAAGCAGATTGCGAATGCGTTAAATCCGTTTCAGTTTGACTGCTGTTGTTGGGTCTTCCAGTGGCTCATGGAGTACATACTGCAACTTAAAACCGAGTACATGCTTAATGCTCCTGAATTCTTCACGGAAAAACTTAATGACATGACACGAATGTATTTCCATAACAAGGAACTACAGTTCTGGCGAGAATTTCTTGAAGATCAGCGAGATGCAGCAGAGGCGAAAAGCCGAAGCATGCTTACGGAACTTGTTGAACATCGTGGGTGGACTTGGAACGATATCTGGAGCACTTACAACGGCGGCATGTTCGCTCCACATAATCATTCACGACGAGCCATCGGTTTATGGACACCGAGAGAAGACTTTGAGCAAAAACTTTATGTCCTTCTTTCTGACGGTGTTCAGGCGTATTTCAAGACTCGAGATAAAGCGGAAAAAATGGACAAAATACATAAAGAAGCATCACTTGCTTGATGCTTTTAGAAATTTTTTAGTCGGCGTGGGGTTTACATCCCACGCTTTTTTTGTTATATTTTATTTGAACTCAACAAGAGGTTAACTTACATGTGTTTAGTATGTGACATTTTCAAAAATCGCATAGATTCCAAAATCGCACAAAAGATAAATTCCAACCAAAATCTTCGGTTAGTCTACGATAAGCTCCGCGGTTCAAACTGTGACGGAAAGAGCCCTGAAGAAATCATTCAGGTCTTTAAAGATTACGACTGGAACGGACAGGAAATCGTGAACAACACCGTGGAAATGCGAAATCGTGTTGATGCGATGGCGAAGAAGAAAAAAGAAATCCGAAAAGAAGCTTCGGTACTGAAATGATTTACATTATGGACGATAGCGACATAAAGCTCGCCCGGAAACTTACAACCGACGGCATTGACTGCATGTATGAGCAGATGCAATTTAATCATCGGCTCTTAATCAACAAGAAATGCCGCACCATTTCACAACTTGAGGAAATCTTTGGAAAGAACCTCAAGGTCATTCGGAAAAGGGAAAAAATTAACAAACTAAAAAGCGAAGCGCTGCGCGGTTTGAAGTAAAAAAACTAGCCCAAAATTGATGTTTGCCGCCTTAAAATTTTTGAACTGATAAATCCATTTACTGTTTTTTTTGACGCCCTCAAACATCCTTTTTGCACAAAACTTACTTCTTCGGAAAAATTGCCGCTCAACTTAAAAACGGTCAAAACTTTGTTAAATTTGAAACAAAGAAAAACCTATTGCTGGCTCGGGGTTCAACTCAATGAATTGTCGGATAAGCGTAGGTCGCCGCGGGTTGAGACGAACCGCAGAAATGGCGAATGTCAGCGAAGTGGAAATTAGCAGTTTTCACACATAGCCGTCACGCGCATTGTGAAATGTAGCCGGAGTACAGGGTGACCGCCCCGTAAGTTCACAAATAAGACGAATTACAAAGTCATACGGTTCAGCAGTTAGAAGAAAGAAGA